CTGGTAAATTTAGATTATAATTAAGTGTATTATCTCCAGTAGTTATTCTATATACCCCCCATGATGTTATAGTATATGCAGCAGATGATAAATCAATATTATCTACTGTAGTTGGTTCTAATGTTATATCGTTTAGTGTTGCTAATCCTGAAATAGTTACATCCCCCAGTGTTGATAGACCTGTAATAGCTACTGATCCTGTTATGGATATTGAACTTGATGCGTCATTGATTACTATTTTTGTGCTATTATTCACATTGTTGTAGTCGCCTAAGCTATATTGGAGAGCAGCATAATCTAATTTTAAACCTTTATCACTTCCACTATATTGTGTTTTAAGATAGTTCCCATAAGTATCACCTCCGGCTAAAATAAGATTTGTCAGAACTCCATATGGATATTCTCCAGCGTATAGTGTTGTTTTTCCTTGATAATCAGTTGATAATCCACTATCGCTGCTGGCTATGGTTGTATAATCTGCTACGATGCCTATATTTCCACCTCCGTTTATTGACACATAATCATATCCAACTATATTAATACCAGCTTGAGCAAGATCGCTAAGTCTTGCTACAACATATCCTTTACCCCCACCAAACACGTGTATCGATTCGGAAAAATTCAGATTTATACCTTCTTCAATACTACCCGATATTGTTTTTAATATACTACCGGATTGATTCAAAAAGCTACTAGTTAATGCATTACTACCACTCCATAGTGGAATATATGTGTCTGTACCTCCTGATATTCCTATTGAAATAGGGTTACCTAATCCATCTGCAAATTCTGAGCCGCTGGTTTGTACTAGTCGTTGATATGTTTGATCAATGTATGATCCAAATAATGAAGGTATTGCCATAATATTTCATAACTTATTTTAGTATCTGTTTAATAGCTGATACTTTATCTAAACCATTTACCTCACAGATGTTATTAAAAAAGTTTTTATGTTGTTGATTCTTTATCAATGTATGGAAACTCTTTGGGGTTCCATCGAAATTTGTTTTAAAAGCAAAATAGCTTATTATTTCGTTTATTGGATCTTTTGATTTCTTTACTATGGATGTTGATACTTTGGGTGTAGGAGTAGTTTCTTGCACCTTAACTTCCATTACTGGTTTTTTAGGTGTTTCTATATGTTGTTTTACCTCTACTGTAACACTTTTTTCTGCTTCTAGTACATAATTGCTTTCGTATGGTACGAATAAAGTATCATCAGCCAAAACTTCTAAACGTATCTTTCCACTTTCTAATAAGTTAGCAAACTTTTTTAGTTTACCCATTGGTATTGTACATTTATTACCATCTATTTCACCTGTAAATGAATATTCAGCGCCGTCTGCTTCTAAAAATAAACGTGCTTTAGCGCTATTAATATTAGCACCTTCTAATTTAATTTCACATTGAAACTCGTTATTCTTATCCTTTAATAATTTGTACATCGCTTAATGATATTTTTGTTTGTAACTGTTCTGATAGTTTATTTTTAATATCAGATACTATCTGTGGGGCAATAATATTTTTAATTTCTTTTGTTTGTTCAGTGTGTACATCGCCCATGATAAATATCAATTTGATTTTTTTCTGTGTTACTTTAGTTTTTCCTCCAATAACACCATCCTGAAGAGGGGCACCGCCTTGTGATATAGTAACTTCAATTACATTCAGTACATGATTCCATATAACTCTACCACCTGCTTCTACAGTTATACCGTAGGTATCAAAGAGATATTGGGTATATAATTCACCCAATTTGTAATCATTCCATAAGTTATGGGCTTGATCCCATGTTATTTGTGTAGCTTGTAACATGATATAATATACGAAACATTTTTATTAAAGACTACCTGTAGTTTCTGTTGTAAACACTAATTGAGAGGTAGTGTAAAATTTACTACGAGCAGTAGCTATATCTTTATTTACAGTATTAGGTATTATATAACCGTTTACTTTAATAGTAAATGTAGATTTAGCTGCTCTATCTGTACCTTCTTCTAGCAAAGTAGTTGTTGCAAATGAGTCAATTGCTGCTCTAAATTTATAACGTGCTGGGTCTCCCCAATATGAGTCAGAGGCAAATTCTATTGCTTCTACTAATTTATTATTTTGTTCAACAAAGTCAGTAAATATAACACAATTATATGTTAAAGTAACATAATCGGGTGTTGATGTTATGTAGTATTGTTCTGATGGTTCCCTGTTATTTAGTACACTAAATGCATCATACGCGTTTCTAGCATTATACTTTGAACCTACTATTTGATATAGATGTGCAGTATTACCATCTAATTTATTGCCTTTTGTTCTATCTTTTTCAACGGTTTCACGCTTAAACATTATAAGGGGTACCATTAAACGGCCACTATTATCGCGGTAAAAACCGTCTGCTTGGACAGACTTCCATCTTTCAGGTGATCCATATATTACAGGAACAGTTAGTTGATTTCCGTTTTGTATTACGTTGGGTTTAATAACATTATTAAAATAAAACATAATAGCGTTATCGATATCTTCTAAACCAATACTAATATCTTTTACCGTATCACCCTTCATAGAGTAATCAGTACCACGATTTTTAGAGAATACAGTGTCACTAACAGCTTTAGGTATTTCTGTTAGATAAGGTGTATTCAAGGCATCTTGTGTTACCTCGGATTGATTTCTTGGTATGGGTTTTAATCTATCTGTCATTATCTTCTGTTCTTAATCATTTCTTTTAGTACAGTAGTTAATTGATCTGCTTTATTTAATGCTGTAACTAATTTAGTTGCTACTGATGCTATATCAGGGTCAGCACTAAACTTATATGTTCTAAATGTTTTAGCAAAGTTGCCTATATCCATTTTAATTTTATCAAACTCAGGTAAATATTCTACATCAGAAACTATTTTCCCTGTTTCAGGATCAATAGTAGTTCCTTTTAATCTAAATCCTTTCTGTAGGAAATCATCAGATGGCGCGTCAGGATCTACTCCAGGAGCATATATATTTTCTGGTTTACCTAATTCGTTAAGAAGGCTTATAAGTTTTATCATTGTTATAATCTTTGTTGTGCTATACCTAATTTTTCTGGACGTATGTAGAAACATTCTACTATTATAGACCAAGATGAACCAAAGTTATCTGTATTACCTGAGTATGAATAGAGTGGGTCTTTACCTACTATTAATTGGTTTTCGTTTGCATTATTTACTTCATAATAGTCATTATTCCATAAAATAACATCACCTACTTCAGGTACTATATTATATGTGAATCCTAATCCATCTGCTGGTTGGTCTGTACTTAAATCTATTCCTGCTAAGTCGTCTCGCAAAAATCTAAATTTCATGGTACGAGTAATATCCATACCAAACTCATCTGTTTTAGGATCAGTATCACCTCTTTCAATTAAACAATTTAATAGTACAGGATCATTATATATTTTTTTAGTAGATTCACCATACATATTTGGTAATGATTTATCTAAAGCAATTTTATAATATCCTACCTTCTGCTCAATAATATTATTGATCAATTCTCTATTTAAATGTCTAAATAGACTAATATCTCTATTTGCGCCGTATAATGCCATTAGTATTTACCTACGTTTTGAGCTGTTTTATATCTTGGAATAAATTGTAATAGTCCAGGTATTCTAGTAGTTACTAGGGCATCTACTTTAATTTTATCAATAGCTGTTTTAGGATCAGATGTTACAATATATTTCATATGTAACAATGAATATTCAAATCTATCTGTTGCTTTACTATCTAAAAATTCACTTTGTTCTATAGTTACAACAACAACACCAGTAAGCGCTCTAATCTGATTGTATATTTCTACTTTATTAATACCAGTAGATGTTTTAATTAATACATCTATTTTATCTAAAGCAACTGCTTCTAATAATATGTTTTGTAATTTGATCATTAGAATATATAAATTGGTAATGCTACGTTCATTAATGTTTTTTGTATAAAATCAGACTCAGCAGCTTGATTTTCAAGTTGTGTTTTACGAGATGTTACATCTAACATTGCCCGTAGCTGTTCTAATAATTTATCTTTTTCTGAGCGAGCATCTGTTAATAAATCATCTCCATTTAATGTTACCTCAGCCCCTGGAATAGGAATAGTAGTGTATTTTTTACGAACATATCCTAACATTTCTTTTACTGTTGCTAAAGCATATTGTCTAATCCATTGTTTACCGATAGAATTAATTTCACAGAAAACAGGATTAACATAAGGTACATTACTAACATTTGTTACTAAAGTACTAGATCCAGAATCATAGTTTGGTGTAGCTGATGTTACATCATTTCTTTCGTCACGTTTGATATAATGAAAAAATAATCTATGCTGTGCTCCATCTGCTCTATCCCCTGGTATAGGGAATATTCTCAAATTATTATTTACTAAATCAAATGAAAATGCTGATTTTCTAATTTGATCATTCAATTCAATTGCTTGTAATTTTTGAACATCAAAATAGATAGGCATTAATAAGAAATTAATACCAGGTGAAAACTGACCAAATCCAAATGTTTCTAATAATGATTGAATACCAGTACCTGTACCAGCGTATGGATCAAAATAACGAACAATTGCTGGTGGTGCTTCAAAGAATATCTTTTTAATTTCAATACCACTACCTGATATACCTTGAGAAGTAGCCCATGCTTTTAAATCATAATCTTGTACACTAGCTGTTAAAGTTAATGAACCTGTATAATATGTTGTATAACCACCTACTCCTGCTTCAGAAGCATAATTTTCAGCTATACGAATAGTAGTACCTAGGTTAGGAGTAACTAATTTATTATTAAATGTTGTTGTATTAGCTACAATATTCCCTTCCATAGCAAGATAACCCTCACGTACTTTCCATTGATAAACTTCATTACCATATGAAGTAATAGCTTCTTCAAGTGCTGCATAAAAGTTTATATCTTGTAATTCAACCTCTACAATAGGATAACCTAAGCGTGTTGCTGCCCAAGTAGCAAATAATGGAGCTTCTTGTTGAAACTCTAAATCATTATCATAAAAATGAAATGGTGTACTTCCCCATACTGGGCCTGGGTTGTTATTCCAAATTGCTATATTAGCCATCTAATTAGTATTTAACACGTATAAATATACGTATCTGTTATTTATCTGCCGTTATTTTCCATTATACTCGTAATCTAATATCCTTCCCACTAAATCAGAGCGGTGGTTGTGTTTTAGTTTTATCCATTTAATTTCGTTAATTTTCTTGGATAATTCTATAACATACTCTAAACCATTATATTGATCTTTAATATCTCTTTGCTCATTATCTCCATTAATTATAATACGGCCATTTTTACCTAAACGTGTTAGAATGGCTAACATTTCCGCTTTAGTAAGATTTTGTGCTTCTTCAACGATAAGTACTTCATCTATTGTTTTACCTCTAATAAATTGTACTGGGAGTGCTATAACTTGTTTATCGTTAATCATTTGTTCTATCTTCACCTTATCATAACATTTAATTAAGTTTTCCTGGAATGCTTCTAGATATGGGTTAAATTTTTCATTTAAGCTACCGGGTAAGAATCCTAATGAATGACCTACTTCAACAGCTGCTCTAGTAACATATATGTTTTCAAATTGCTTTTTAAAAACAAAATCTAGTGCTGTTTGAGCGGACACTAATGATTTACCACAACCTGCTCTACCTGTTATAACTACTATTTGGTTATCTATGATCAACCGCTTAGCTTCTTTTTGTTCGTCGTTTAGTGTAATTTGATATTTAATATCATTTTTCAACACTTTTTTTTGCTTAATTTTTTCATCTTGCATAAGACTATATGTTGGTTTCATATAAATATGAATAAAAAACCCCAAGCTTATGCTTGGGGTCTTTATTTTAACCTTACGGGGTTAAGTTATGTTAGACTATATTAGATAGTATTCAAACCACTAACGTAGATCTTACCATAGTAATCAGGACGGATCATTTTCTTAGCGTATCTAGTCATCAAACCTTTTCTTGGTGTGAATGTAGCTGGATCGTATAACAATGGAGTCATGATTAATGGAACGTATGGAGCAAATACAGCACCACATTCCAAGAATTGAGCACCTTTGTAACCCATTAAGATTAAGTTCTCAGTCATGTATGGATTCTTGTAAACCTTGTAACGGCTATTCAAGCTACCTACTTTTTGGATACCGAAGTTGTATTCTAATTTTTCACCTGTTCCATCAGCAGCAAATCCTGGGATTGATTCCAAAATTGTAGAAACTGTTGGAGAAGTTACGATGAAATTAGCACCACCTCTTAAAGTCAACTGATGGATTTTGTTAGAAACTTTTTGTAATTTAGTACCTAAAGTTTGGAACCAACCACCTTGTGTATTGTAGTAACCAGCTGTGTTAACTGTTGGAGTAGATAAAGTTGTACTAGCACCAACACCACTAACTGCAATAGTTGTGTTATTAACTGCAGACCATGCATCAACTGTGTATGCGTTTTGAATCAACATATCTAACAATTCCAAATCAATTTCCATTGAAATGTATTGAGATAAGATACCAGTCAATTCAGCTTCAGCATCTACGCTATGGTAAGCGTTCAAATCCTGAGCAAATTCCGGCGTCCATTGTGCTTTTAACTTACGAGTTTTAGCAACAATTGCTTCAGATTTTAACTGAACGTTAATTTCTGGGATGTTAATTGTTGATGGAGCAGCTGTAGCTGGATTTTTAGTAACACCATCTTCAAAATCACCACGGAACTGACCACTACCAGAATCTTGTGGAGAAAATTCATAGAACAATGTTACACCACCTGCTAAACCACCATTTTGACCAGTTGGAAATTTAGAGCCAGTAATAATGAAAGAACCAGATCCGTTTGCTACAGTTGTAAAGTTTTGTAAAACATCAATAGAAGCAAAATTAGATCCTGAAGAAATAGTAAATGCACGAACAGCATTTGTATCATACCCAGCAGGTAATTTAACTGATACTTTTTTCCAAGAACCAGCAGCAGATGAAGCTGAATAGTCAGAATCGAAGTTAAAATCAGCCCAACTAGCAGAAGTTGCAGAAACTACAGATTCAGCATTTGATTGAGTGTATTGGTTAACTGAATAACCAAATTTACCAGCACCATATAATGAAGCTGAAGTAATATCAGTTACGTTGTTAGAAGCATTAGCACCATACAAAGAACCACCATTACTGAATGGGTTAATGTTAGTACCATATTTAAAATCAAGATAGAATACAAGACCTGAAGGTAAGTTCATTGGTTGTACACTAACGAATTCTTTAGCAGCGATTTCACCGAATACACGACGAACCAATGGTAAAGCAACTCCGTTCCAAGATTCACCACTGTACGCTCCAGAACCTGGAGATGCAGTACCTGTAGATGAAGCTTCAGTTACTAATTGTTTTGCCTGATTTTCCAATAGCATTGCCATTGTGTTGCGATCAGTTTCGCCTTTAAGACCTTCTAAAAGGCCAGACTTAACCCACTTTGAGCTAAGCTTTTTTGCGTCATCAGCAATTACTTTATACTGATTTGACGATTCTAATAATTGTTGTACGTTCATTTTAATGAAGTTTTTGTTTTGTTTTGTTATTTAATAATATTTGCTAATTTTTGCATTCTAGTAATAGCATCATTTGTTTCAACGATTGCTTTTCTAGGCGCAACTCCAGCTGCTCTTGAAGCAAATCCTAAGGATTCTTTAATTGCTTGTTTTGGAGCAGATGTTGTTAAAGTAGAGCTTAATGATTCGAATACAACTTTAGCTTCTTTAGCTGTAGTTGCTTTATCAAATGAAGCAATTACTTTTAATTTTTGTGATTCAGATAAATTCTTAGCTTTAAAGATTTTATTAACATAAAGTAACTTAGCGTTTAACAAGTTAACTTCATTTAATTCAGAGCGAAGAGTTTTGATAGTTCTGATAGCTTCGTTCATTTCACCTTTATCAGAAGAGCTAGATTTTTTAGATTTCATATATTCTTTTGCTTTAGAAATAACAGTACCTAAAGTACCGGCAATAGCAGCACCACCTAATGTAAGTAAAGGAACTAAAGCGTTACCAACTTGTTGAGCACCATTACCTAACATCTTAGCTATTGCTGGGTAGTTTTCTATAACCCATTGTCCCATGTCGATAATAGCTTCTTCTCCGCCCATGTATTCATTCATTTCTTGAGCTTCTCCAAATCCACCACCTTGCAATGAAGGTTGTGATGTTACTCGTTTGTCAAGTCCTTTTTCTTCTCTACATTTTTCAAGTTCATCAAGATATTCTGCGCTGCCTTCTTTTCCAGCTGCCTTAGCTCTTTGTATACAATCTTTTGGACTAAATCCTATATAGTTTTGTCCAAAGCGTTGAACAGCCTTACCAATTTTCTTAAGACCTCCTTTAATATCAATTTCTTCAAGATCTTCACCATCATTACCCATTTCATCTAATTCAGCTAATAATTCTTCTAAATCGATTTCATCATCAGCATTATCTGCATCATGATCACTTGGACCACCCATGTTATCTGCATCTGGTTCCATGTGCATTCCACCTTCTTCAGCGCCACCACCTGTTTCTTGAGAAACGATGTCAGCAATTAAAGCTTTCAAATCATCAATAGTCATGTCGGCTACGCTTTCTTCTTCTTCTTTCTCTTTTTTCTCTTTTTTCTCTTTTTTCTCTTCTTTTTCTTCAGCTTCATTTAATTCAGCTAAAATTTCAGATAAATCGAAGTCTTCATCTTCTTCTAAGTTAAAATCAAGATTTTCATCGCTATCATCTCCGTGAGATGTAGTGAATCCTTCTCCCATTGCTGCAACATCATCAGCATCGATATCTCCGTCTCCGTCCATATCTCTGTCTGGTTGTGTTTCAGCGTATTCGTCAAGACCTTCTTCTTCGTACTCCATCTCATTTAACTTTGCAGCTAACATAGATTGAAGTCTTGGTGTTAATGCCTCTTCTAGAGCGGCTTTTGCGTTTGCTAACGCTGCTTCGCGAACTGCTTTGGCGTCGGCGATAGCTTCTTTAAATAAATTTTTGTTTGACATAAATGTGTTCTCCTTAAATTTGTTTAGGAAATAAGATTATTGGGAATCTTAATGTGTGGATTTATAAATACCAAGCTGTCATGAGGATAAAAAATGGACAGCTATTATAGGCTGTCCATAAATATATGTAGATATTAAAAACCGCAAATTATTAGCAGAGTGGGCAAACACCTGTCTGTGAACAAATTATTTCAGTGATTAATGAATTTACTTTGCTATAGTCTTTAGTTGGTCTATATTGCTTACTTTCATTCATTGTACCTAATTTACCAACGGGTTGCATATATGCATTTGGTGTTGATGGTACTGATACTAGATCCCAACATAATAGTTCAAAATCGTCTTGTACCTCAACTGTTTCGCCTAATTGCTTAACAGAACCCATACCGCGTGATGATATACCTAATGGTATTCCTGCGCTTACTAGTTCCATTGCAATTTTACCTGATGGTGTATTTAATAGTTCAAGTTGACCCATTAAATCATTACCATCCCACCACACTTTTTTAATGTTGTGTGATACATTTGATAAATTAATGATTGATGCTTCAGGGTGATCTAACTCTCCCATAGCATTGTTTTGTTTAACAGGACCATCAACGTATTTTTGAACTTCACGTTCAAGTATTTCGCGTGGATATACACGGCCGTTACCGTTTTTAACTTCAGCTTCTTGTAATTTACCTTGTAATAACATTCTACCGCCAGATGTTTTACTTTCGGTAAGTGTTAGTTTAGCAATTCTAAACGGTGTATGATCTATTAAAAGTTGTTTCATATTATATTAGTAGTTTGTGTATGAACTTCCATCTTCAGGATCCATCGCATCACCGCCATAAGCCCCTGTTATTTCATCTAATTCTTTACGAATCATTTCCATTAAATCATCTTTAGTTAATGATTTTAATCCAGCAGTAATACCAGCATTTTTATTAAAAATAGTACTAGGTACATCTTTTTTAGTTCCAGGCATTCCTATAATTTTATCTATTATGCTCTTAATTTCTTCATCACTTTTTGTTTCAGAAGAAATAGTAGTATTAATTTTTTGACCATATTCCGTATCTTCTTCAATACGAACATCTGGGATTTTGCTTCTTAATTCTTTTTCTTCGCCTGCTTTAAGATGACCTATAAAATCATATTGTCCTTCTTTAATAGTAATTTTTTTCATTTTTTCACCAGTAGCATCCATTTTTTGAACACCACGTGTTGATTTAGCGATAAGAGACATTAATGAAATACCTTTTTCCATTTTATTTGTTTCACCACCTTTATCAGAATCTTTTTTAGGTTTTTCTACATCCTTAACGGGCTGCATTCCCATTTTTTTATCAACTATATTACCCATGTTTTTTTCAAGGTATTGCATTTGACGAGCAGCAATATCTGATTTTGGACCCATAGTTTCTGCTTCAGCTCCTTCTTTACCAGCTAAATCAGTCATTGTATAATATATAGGATTTTTCTTTATATTCTTAATTACTATTTTAGCGGCTGCTGCTTTAGTTAGTTCAGGATCTTTTTCCATTTCCCAATCTAATCCAATCAATACTTCTTGAGCATTTAAATTGTCAATTTCTTTAAATTGAGCATATAAATCTTTACCAGTAACTGTTTTCCATTTACCTTCTGATGACCCGTCTTTAGATTCGTTTAATGATTCAGCTATATCAAAAGGTTCATTTGGTTCTTCATAATCAGCATCATAATCTCTTTCAAAATCTTCATCCTCTCCTGGCCCTGGGTCATATTCATTGCCTAAATGAGATACGCTATCAAGTAATTCCATAGCGGCATCTTCAGCATTAATTTTACCATATTGAGCTATTATGTCTTCAGATTGGGTACTTAATTTAGTCATTAAGCTACCGTATTCAGCTTGTGTTATTTCACCATTTTGCCATTTATCTTCTATAATATCTCTAACATCTTCTAACCATTGTTCCATTAATGGAAATATCAATTCATTTATATTAGTATCAGCTTCAGTTAATATACCTTTATTTTTAAGGATACGAACTGAATCGTCAAATGATGTTACGTTAGTAACGAAGTGAGGTAATGTCATACGTAAGTTACGCATAAAATTTGCTTGAGTCATGTTACCTTCACGTAAATCGATGTACTGTTGTTTAATACTTTTCATTGGTATGTTTTATTTATCTTCCTTGACCAACATATTTCTTTGGTCTTGGATTATGTTTGTTGAATGATTTTTTTGCTGCACCTTTTTTGCGAGCTCCAAATGTTAATTTTCTTGTGTCGCTTGTTCCTTTTGCCTTAGCCATCTACTAATGTAAATTTTTTATTTTATTATTTAATGTGTTTACCATTTCTGATATAGTTGCAATATTGCTTTCTGTTTTTTTCCAGTATTTTAATCCTTCTTCACCTTCGCTTAATTCTTGTTTCATACGAGATGTATATTCAACAATACGATCAATTTCAGATAATTTACGTTTTACTTCACGTATTGCTTTGTGGAGTTGTTCGTTTTTAGTGCGAAATTTTACTTCGTTTTTGAATTTATAATATGTTACTTCGTTAAGTAATTCTTCTTTAATAATGTCTATTAATGATTCACTCATTGATGATTTTTTATTTTCTCTATCTATTGTAGATATTAAAACATTAGTAGAAGGAAGTCCTTTAAGATTTTTTAAACGGTATTGGTCTCCAAAAATATTTATTATTTCCCATTCTTGATTTTCATAGGTAACTTTATCTCCTATTTCAAAGTTTGTATTTTCGTTCATATTTTCTTTATAATAAGTACTTACATGATTATCTCTACCAACACCTGTATAGCCACTTGCTTTTGTGTAGCCACTTGCTGCTCCATATTTAGATGCTTGATCGTAGTTACTTTCGTTAATCTTTGAAAGTATATTAATGGCATTTTTATCAACAGCACTTCCAGCTAAATTCCACATTTTATCTAAGATGTCATCATCTCCTGCTTTAACTTTTTCAAGCCAACTATCAAATGTTCCTTCTAATTTATCGTGTTTTACTGTATGTGATAATAAAGGTTTTATTTGTTTTAAAGCATCTTCTACAGATATATTTTCGTATATTTTTACTTTCTTTTTCTTCTTACCTGTTAATGATACGTAATCTCTTACTTTAGAATCACCAGGCATTGTAGTTTCACCTTTAGTTACTTTCCACCCTTCTTTTTCAGCATATTTTGTTGCTGCATTTTTCTTTTGACCTGGAGGTGAAACCCAATTTGGTGATGCAATAGGACCAGCACCAACACCAATAGCACCAGTAGTTGACATTTCATCTACTTGTTGGCGTATTAGTGATTTTATGTATTCTTTCAAATCCATTACTTAACCGATTTTATTTCTGATATTAGTTGATGGAATTGTAATAAAGCAATAATATTATCGTCTTTTACATTTTGATTTTTCTCAAGTGGTTTAAGAATATTAACCACTTCGCTCAATTTAATCTGCACAGTTTTATCTGTTACTGTTTGATTTAACTTATTTAATTCTGCTCTAATAGCTGCGAAATGATTATTAACAAATTCACGTAATTTAACAGTATTAGATATATTGTTAATATATTCTTTCAACACAGATTTTTGTGTGTTAGACATATTGTTATATTTGTTGTTGAATCTTTCAAGTAATGTTCTATACACTAAGATACGTGTACCTTTATCCATAGAAAGGTATTCTTCCATCACACGATCTGTAACGTTTTCTTTATTAACTTCTTTACGTGTAATATGTTCAAGTAACGTAACTTTATTTTCAATAACTTGAGATGGTTCAACAAACTCTAATGAGTTGTGGGCTTCTATTAAATTAAAGGCAGCGGCATATTGAGAGTAATTGTTAATCTTTGATTTAAAAAATTCTTCTAAATCATATGATTCACGAATAGCCTTAATGATGTTGTATTTTTCTTTACGTAGTGCAGAGCGATTTAAACGTGAAGATATTTCAAGAGTAGCATTAATTAATGACTCAGCTTTACCTTCAGTCAATGCTTTAGAGTCAACTAAAGCTTGATATAGTTTATGTTCCTTAACTAATTCTGATTTGGAAAAGTATTTTTTTACTATGTCAATAGCTGCAGAATCTCTACCAGATACAGTATCTGAAGCGATTTGGCGAACTAATAGTTCAAATAAGATTCCTGTATTTTTGTATTTTGAATGTTTTACTTTCACTTTTATAATAAATTAGTATACACTACATATAAATATGTAATTATTATATGTCCTTAATATTTTTTTCATCTAATAATGAAGATTCCTGTTCCGCTTCAAATACCATTTGTTTATCAGCTCTAGGTATAGCTTTTAACATATCTTTATAGCGTAATGATTCAGCTAATGCTAAAGCACCGTAGCTTTTTGGTGTACCACTACCTTCATCAGGTATATTTGCTGTATAAATGGGTTGATTTTCTTTGTTACCTAATCTATCTTTACCTAATGGGTCTTTTTGTGTACCAATAATAGATGCTTTTTCTTCAGGACGACCAACAGGACGTTTTTCATCATATCCCGGAGGAACAGATCCATCTACATTCATACCTGCTCTACCTTTACCATATAATGAAGCTAGATCATGTGGTGTACCATATGATTTACCAGATTTAGCTGGATCATTGCCTTCATTTTCAATTTGTGATAAGCGGAATGTACGTTTCATATCTTCAATAACAAGATCACGTACTTCATCATATTGATCTTCACTAAATTGGAAGATATTGTCATATATCCAATCAGATGGTACTAATTTGCTATCAGTTAAATCTTTAGCTAATGCAATTTTTTCCTTCCATAATGCTATTTTTTCTTGTTCATAGATAATAGATGGAACCGTTAATGATAATTCAAAATTACTTAAAGCAGCACCATCAAATCCTTGAGTATATAGATGTACTAATGCTATTTTATATAATTCAGATAATACAATACGTTGAATACGTTCTACTGTACGAGCGAAACGAATATCTTCAGCAGCTAATGTAGCTTTACCAGTCAAATCTTTTTCAAATCCAAAGAATGCTTTAGGTACTTTAAGTGCAGCTAACATTTCATCACGTAAGAAGTTTACGTCATCAATTGCATTATATTCAAGACCTTTTAATGTATCTATTTTAGTATTTGAATTAGCACCACGTTGAGGAATGTAAAAATCTTCCATCACATTCATCATGTTGTACTTCAAATTATATTCACCTGTATTTTTATCTATATATGGTGTTTTCTGCATTTTTTGCTTTAAACGCTCCATATACCCATCAACCTCATTTGGAGGTAAATTACCTATGTCAACATAAAATACACGTTTTTCTGGAGCACGTGTTATACGATGGAGCATCATTGCATCCTTCATCAGCACATATTGCTTGTAAGTTTTACGAGCAGGTTCTATGTACGCTCTACCATAAGGAAGATAGTTAGCATCAGTTAATAGCCTAAAATGCGCTATTTCATAGTTTTCAAATTTAATTTTACCATCTCTATCCTTAACACGACTATTGATACCACCAGCTGCGATCACCATTGGATCAATCTTGAAACAAACATAAGATGGATTTTGTGGATCCATACCCTCTTCACGAATCATATCATAAACTGATAATGGTGTTACATTATACACACCAAATTTCTCAGCTATTTCAAGATGTAAATAAAAATCACCATACTTACACATGTTACGAATCCATAACCATAGATTAAACTCAATGTTTAATACATCATAAAATAAATTATAAAGTATACGTTGTACATTTTCGTCTGGGGATCTGATTTGTATTACTTCGTGTGATTCATTTTTTAATGTTGCTTCATCCGCAATAATATCGAGTGCCGATGCAATGATTGATTCAGTATCCATTGCTTCATAGTCAGTATATAACTGGATACGAAGTGTTTGGTAATTCATTGTTGGGTTATATGGCATATTAGCACCATATCTATGTAACTTAGTGAATCTATCAATTAATGCATTGGTTTTTACATTACCATATGCTTGGATGCGATCAGTATCTATAACTTTTAGTTGATTACCGCCTACATTTCTGATTACTACATCAGTACCAAATAAGCGTTTTAGTCTACTAAATAATCCTGTATCTGTATTTTGTTCAGCCATTTGTATATTTTATATCTATAAATATTTATTATTTAAAACACCCATGTGGTGTCTTCGGGACCATATGGAGTATCTATTATGTACGGATTTGGTATTCCACTAGGTAGTGAAGGAATATATCCTTGTGTTGTGTTTGATATTCCATCTATAGCTCTTCTAGTCATATCCATACCTTGTTGATGGAATTTTACACCAGTATCTCTAATAAACAATCCAATACCAGCAGCCATTACCAAATCATCATTATATCCATTCTGCGCTTGTGCTTTACCATGCATCCAAATAAACACACGTAATTCTTCTAATAATCTCTTTGAATGGAATATAAAATGTCTATCTCGAATATACGCCTCCATTTTGGAGATAACAAGTGGTCTTGTCTTTTGGGAGTTAGTAAATCCAGGTACTGTTTGATCAGTACCCATTTTAGCCATCCATTTATCAATATTCAACTCACCATAAGCGCGAGGCGAATAATATAAATTTGTATATCCTTTATCAATAATAGTATTAACAACATCCCATCCTATATTAGCGTTTTCTGGTACTAATAGTGCATTATTATACTCTGAAGCCACAGATACAAGCATATTGCCAAATTCTCTAGTGCCTATTTGCGATTTATATTCTGCAACTTGCTCACACGCTTCAATATCAATAACATGAAATGTAGAGCTATCACTACCATCTCCACGAGCAACATCAGCACACACAATATAAGACTTACTATAATCTGGATATTGCCAAATCCAATAATCACCACCCATAAATCGGCGTTCAATTGGATCTTGGATGTATGTTTGTTCGTAAAAAGATAATATATCTGAATCTACGACTGAATTTCCTGATCCTAAAAAGTCACAATCATATTCTTGAGCAAATTCACGTGGTGACATGTTAGCACGCTCACGTTCTTCCCACCCTGGATCTACTGGTGCTACTCTATCTGGGTGTAAGTTCCATTTTAGCTCTATTGGCTTAAAGTCATTCTTACCAATTTGTGCTTCAGTATACATTTTATGGAACCAATTACCAATACCATTTGGAGATGATAATGCGATAATTCCTCCACCCGTAGCAATTGTTGGTTTAATACTTGTGTATATTTTATCAATACCTTCAATAAACGCGGCCTCATCTATTAATAACAAAGATACGGCGTAAGATCTACCTGCATCTGATGCAGCTGATGTAGCTACAATTTGAGAGTTATTTGCTAGTTTGAGTGAGAGTTTATTATCTGATATTGGTTTTTGATTACCACGTAACCAAGCTGGTAGATTATTGTACATAAACTGTACTTTCTCGACCATACCTTTAGCGGTTTCTTGTTTTGTTGCTATACAAAGTACTGTTTTATCTTTGTTAAATAGCATTGTCCATAGTGCGTATCCTGCTACTAGAGTAGAGATACCTAACTGACGTGATTTATTTACAATGGAAAAACGATTTAATCTAAACTCATTTAATGTTGTTTCCTGAAATGGGTATAAATGAAATAATACTCTACCTTTAACCGGGTGAGTAATGTAGCAGTATTTGCGAAAGAAATGCACGGGATCCATTGCGCATTTTATATATTCCTGCTTTATTATGTCTTTGATGTTAGCTTGTTCAGCCATATTATATACTATTGGTTGTATATAAATATATAAAAAAAGCCTAACCTTACGGGGTTAAGCTTTGCACCTATGGTCTAGATAGGCAATCCTAGGTAGCAGGACGATTATTTTTAATTAACAGCAATAATTTCAAAATACCCACGATGGTCTTTTTGACCAACTTCAAATCCGTTTTCAAATTTACAATAAGTGTCTGGTCTAAACATACATCCATTTTTGGTTGCTTCGTTACCGCCAAAATCTAATTGTGGTGCACCTACAGGTGACCACGTTAAATCATCATGCCTTGTAATAGCATCGTTACCAAAACAAAAACTATTTGAAATAGTAATTTCATTATTTTCTGGCTGGTATTGAGCCCAAAAAAATATTTGTCTAAACATACGTAATTCAAAGGGACCACTAGCAATTTTAACTTCTGTATTAGGGGATAATTTAAATTCACTATTAGTTACAAATCCAGTATTTCTACTTTCTTCATCTTTAATTGATTTAATATACTCTATAAAATTAGGTAATACTTTGACGGTAATTGATTTTGGTTTAGAACCAATTTCGTTTTCATTTAAGATACCAGCTAATTGCTGCATTCTTTTAATTTCGTTGATTTGTTTTTTCATGTGTATAAATATGTTATTTTCTAATATAGATATAAGTTATAAATCCAGTAAATAAAATTGATATTACTCTAGTGAATGTTAATTTTGTTTTCAACGTTTTATTTTGTTTACGTAATTCAGTAACCCACTGTCCTTGTAATTCAAATTTTTGTTCTTGATTAGTAATTACTTGCTTATACACATTTTCTTTCTTAATGTGATTAGATATAATACTATCTTTCAATACTACTTTATTTTCAGTTAATGAAAGTTGTTCTTTAGTTAATGTAAGTATTGCTTTAGCGCTATCACAACCTACTAATTCTTTAGCTATTGTTTTAGCTACAGGTGTAGGTATTTTAATTGTATCTTGTGATTTAACAATTGATGGTAATATAAATGCTAGTATAATTAATAGTTGTTTCATTAGTAGTTATAACGTTTTTTAAAGAATGAGTCAATTTCAGATGGTGTGTATTTATCTACTTGTTGACCTAAATTATTATAATATCTGTTTATAATAACGGTTTTATTTTCAATATTATTAATTTGTGAATCAATAGTATTAAGTTTAAATTCATAGGCCATAATAGTACTATCCATATGCTGTTGAGATTCTATTAATTTTTTATTCATTAATGTTAATGAATCAATAGATGCTTTTAAGTCAGCTGACATTTGTGGTTTGCGAGTTGCAAGCCATATAATACCATACAATAGAAATAATCCTATAATAAAGTAAATTATTTGTTTTTTATATTTATTTAATAATTCCAGCATAATATTGTAATTTTCTTAGTTCATATTCTTTATTAAATGATTCGTCTAATGGTTCTTCATCATCCTCTTCTGGTTCTTCAATAGGTGTTTTTAATGTTGGTATTTTAGCATCTACATTTAATTCTTTAGCTATTGCCTTAGCAAGTGATGGTAATTTTACACTAGCGAATTTTGTTATTAAAGAATCCATAATTGCTTTTTGTACAGATGGTTCTTGTTCTTTAATTTTATCAATTAGCTGTTGCATTTTTTGAGGAAACTTAAGTTCAGCTGCCGCTTTACTTGATTGTATAGCTGTCATCATATCTGAACCAGATAATCCACCCATTTCTCCTCCGCCTTTAGCTCTACTTTTTAAAGTAGTATAGTTGTTTATGATACTTTGAATTAAACGTGCATTAGCATCATCAATAGTAAAATCAGCTGCTTTTTCTTTATCAGTAGATGGTGTTGATGGAAGTTCTTCATCCGGTTCTAAATCACCTAATGTTGGTTCTATTTCATCATTAAAATCTTCAGAACCATCATCATTTGGTTCACCATCAAACATGCCCGCTAACGGATCACCACCACCAATTAAGAATGATTCTGGGCCGTCAATTGTTTCTGGTTGTTCTTCGCCTGGGGCTGCTGTAGGTACTACTTCTCCTCCGGCTGTTAATTTAGTTAATATACCAGCGTCTAGTAAACCTTTAACTAATCCATTTGCTATTTGTGGGCGAACAAAATTAAATTGTGTTTGGATAGATTTTACATCAGCTCCTGGATTATCTCTAAAATAATCAAGAATAGCAGATAATGGTGTTCCACTGATTGATTTTGTGTATGTTGATGTATTTAAATTTGGGTCTGTTAATCTAAATCCTTTAGCAATACGAGCCATTTCTTTTAATTTTTTACCAGCAGTATCTTCAATAGAAGAAACATTTGAGTCTTTTTTAAGTGGATCTAATTCTTTAGGGTCCTTAAATGCTATTGATTTAGTACCAGTTTTAGTAGTAATAATAGCAGTATTTTCAGCTAATATCTCACTTATAGATTCACGTATAAGTTTGCGTAATTGTTTTACTTTCATTGTTTTTAATTCGTGTGATGTGATATCCATAAATATTAATTTAGTTGTGAGATTATAGTGTTTATGCGTTCTTCTGTAGAGCCAGATACTTTAATTAGTTTATTAGGTGGGTACTCAAGTAACATACTTTGAATAGTAGCATCAATTTTTTCACGATATACTGGATCAACTGTGCGAACACCATTATTTTCTATTTCAACACCTTCAGGTGAAACATAAATAATTGCATCATATTCATCACGTATTGACATTAATATTTCTGTAAAATAGCGTTTTTCAGTCCACTTAATTGAGCTAGCACTGAGTGTAAATGCACAAACATCATATACTGTTCTATCAGTAATAATATTCTCTTGCATTAGTTCAATACTGCGTTCAGCAGCAAACACTAATTGTCCTTTTAATGTAGAATCTGTGTTTAAAGCAATACCAATATCGCGTAAATATTTACTGCGTTCAGTTTGTATTGGATAATCTTTAAACATATCTAATTCGCCTAGTGCTTTAGCTAATGTAGTTTTACCTACAGACATTGTACCTGTTAATCCTATTTTCATTTATTGTTTATTTTTTTCATTTGACGGGCTGTTTTCTTTTCTTGTATAGCATTTTTAGCATTTTGCTTCATTGCTTTTTCAGCACCTGATTTGTATCTAATATCAACACTTATTGGACCATGATGTTTATCTAAGTTATAGGTCCATATTTCTGTAGTGTATTCATCTTCATATACTTTAGTATACTTACGTGGAGATGGTTCAATAACTATTTCTTTTGGTCTACCTCTTTTTTCTATCATAACATAAATTTAAAAAGAGGATCTTGACGATCCTCTAATATTTTATACTCTTGCACCTGCTAATTTTCCAGCTGCTGTTTTATAAAATGGAACACCATTAACATTTTTCTTAAATTCTAACCACTGATCTTTACTGTACTTAATACCAAATAAATAGTATTCAGCTTGGCGTTTATTACCTTGTGGTATTAATGCAGCTCCATCCCAGTTGTGCATTTTCTTTACTCCATTTATGCTAACATAATGTGCTACTGTTCCGTCTGCTGTTACAATGCGCTGTGTCTCTAGTGTTTCCTTCATACGTTTTTGTTTTAAAGATATGAAAGTTTTTTTGCCTAGTCCAAATCTTCTAATCCAGTATCATCTTTACGTAAGTCACGCTCAATATCTCTCATTTCACCTATAGCCCATTGTTTTTGAGCTGTTGTTAATTCATCATTAACAGCATTTTCAACAAATGGGAAAAATTCATCATCTTCTAATTTATATAAAGATGAAAAGAATAATTCACGAATACGAGCATCTTCTACATCACTTTCAACATATATTTTATTGATTGCGTCATATAGGAATTTACCAAAGCGCAAATCGTTTGGCTCATTAGATAATTTATCTACAGCACCTACAATAGCTTGGTTTTTTTCTTTATCAGCACCAAATCCTTCTGTACCAATAATCTCATACAATCCTTTTACAATTTCATGTACAAGCATTGGGAAACAAATAGCACGAGCTTTAATAACAAATTGACCTGTTTCTTCATCATATTCCATTTCACTTTCGCCACCGTGTGGTGTTTGTCCTTGAGCTAATGCTGCTAATAACATTGCAATAGCGTTTTCATCATCGTAAATACCAAATGCTAATTTAATTATTTCATTATATTTTTCTACTAATGCTGGATTGATATCATCTAGATATTCTTTAAATAGAATAAATCCAAATGCGCCTCTAATTGATGCCCCTTGTGTTATACCATTAATAATGCGGCGTTTTGCTTGTAATTTTTCAGGATCATCTTCACCAAAATCAGGTTGTGTTGGATCTTCTTGTGGTGGAGGATTTTGTAAATTAAAATCATTTCCTATTTTAGCGTCAATTCTAATATTAGCATAATCTATAATTGGATAGGCATCAGTCACCATTTGAGCGGCTACCATTTCAAGTTCATCACGATATCCTTCTTCAGCTTCAATAATTTCATCTAATACTGCTTGAGAACGCACCATTGTTTGCATTAATGATTTATTACCAAGCATTGAACGTAATGATTCACCTGATTTGCCTTTTAGGCCAGCCATTGTTTTAGGGCTAAATATTTTTTCGTATTCTACTTCTAATAAATTAGGCATTCTTTTTTGATTTAAAGCGTTTGATTACTTGTTTTAACATTTCAGCTTCCTTCATAGTCGCCTTTGGTTGAGGTTTTACATTAGGATTTCCTAATGGGCGACGTGGTTCTTTTTTACCTGGTGTTTTTGAAGGTGGTTCTTTAGTACCTGGTGCTGTAGCTGGTTTAGAGGGTGCAGGAGCGGCTTCATGTACTTTCATTGTATCCTTTAATTGTACATATCTAATACCACTACTTTTAATTTGACCTAATTCTCTAGCAGCGGCTTGTGCTTCTTCTTTAGAATTATAAAATTCTTTAGTTAATGGAGCTCCAGATTCAATACTCACTATTCTCCATTTACCCGCGTTAGGGTTAGAAACGGTTTTTAATCCTTCATTTAACTCTTGTCTAATTACTTTGCGTATAGATTCGCGCAATTGTTGTTTCGTCATTATATAAGTATTTATAATAAATATTCAGCAACATAAATCCCATGCGCCCCTGATACAGTTATACCGCGAGCACTTAATGCATCACCAACAAAATGCACATTTGGATATTCAGTTAATGCTAAATTAGTATAATCTACTAGTGGTTCAGGTGATAGGTATTTTACCTCAGGAATATACATACCCCAATCATCACCAAATTCAAATACTATATTCATTTGGTCAATAAAATCAGTAATATATGTTGCGTATTCACCAAATGCATCTTTAAATCCTTCTAAATGATATATTTGTATAGATTTTATATTATCATGTTCAGAAGTTTGTGATGGTTTTCTAGTTCCTTTAGGTGAATAATATAAACCTTTTTGTATCATATTTCCTGTTCCTCTACTAGATACCCCTTCTTGAATTAAATCAAATGATTGTATATTATATGATTGAATTTCTTTTACTTGACATTTTTTAACTACATCTCTAGACCATTTAAATGGATCTTCAATACCTTTAATTTCCATCAATATACCAAAATTGGTCATATCGTTTCGGAATTGTTCGCCCTTTTTCGCATGTCCGTTGTACGTAACATCGCCGTACGTTTCCTCCACGGCCACGTAAGCGGCATTGTTATTAGTACAAAAACTACGTAGAGAAACATTTTCATACTTCTGATATAATTTGAAATCATATGATATGTCTATTAATTTTTGAAAATATTTTTGTGGTGCTTCAAATCGAACACCTATTTGAACTGATTTAGGTTCAGTTGGTAATTTATAGTCGTCTGATAGTTGTTGTGCAAAGTCAATACCTGATTTACCTACTGCGAATATAAGGGTATCATATTTTAGTTTATTAATTTCACCTTTATTTATTCTATAATATAATCCATTATGATCAAAAAATATATTAGTTACGTTAGCATTCCATTTAAAGTTTACACCTTTATCAACTAAATATTGATACCATGCTTTAGCAATCTCATGTAAGTAGTTACTACCAATGTGCCATACAGGAAACAAACGTAATCCAAAGTATGGTTTAATAAAGTCTGGTTCAGCTACTGGATCAGAACAGAATATTTCTTCTGGTTTAGGATGGAAACGTCTAAAGTTGCTAATAACTTGATCCATCAATTCCATAGCTTTTTCTTCACCACAATACTTAGCTAATTGGCCTCCAATTGCTGTGTGATAAGTTAATTTACCATCACTCCACCCTCCACTACCTAACATGCCAGTCATAACCTCCTCTGGTTTACGATTATGAGGGTCGTTTCCCTTATCTATTATTGTTATTAACTCGCCTGGATATCCATTATCGACAAGTTTAGTAGCAAAGTTAATACCTGCTACTCCAGCTCCAATTACTACAATTTTTTTTTGTTCCATATTATTTATATTTCCATTTAAATTTAAACGCTGTTTTCTGCCTTCCCAAAATGCAGTCTTTAATCTGAGATGTTATATTACTTGTTTTACCTGTTGTTTCTTTAATCCATTCAGCTGCCTGTCCTTTACTTTCCCATTCTTTAATAAAATTATCATTTAAATCAAACATTAATAATGGTTTAGCTTGTTTACGTTTAGCTATAAGCATATTATGTTGATGTTCCTCAGTAAACGGTCTAGCTCTACCTTTATTTTTTTCACTTATTCGTTGTCTTACTTCTTCAGTATAATATTGTGAATGATTTTTCATTGATGCTTTAATTTTAGCATTTCGTTCTGGTGGTGAAATCCAACCTGGTCCTCTACCTCCGCCACCATTATTTTTATTTTCTAATTCAAATCCCCAACTCTTATATAATTCAATATACCACGACTCCCAAAATCTCCATTCATTATCTTCTACACAATCTATTTCAATTATTTCACTATTTGTTTTTCTACTACCATGTGTATAATATCTATCTTTTATTTCTTGTATCGTTTTACCTATATAAAATGGTACTCCGTTTCTTTCTAGAACATATATTTTAGTCATAATATTATTTACAATAAATATATGAAAGTTCCATCAGACCAACAACCTATTTAAATGTTTCTTGATAGTATTTAGTCCAAAGTTGTTGAATAGTCCATACTTCATTCTTATGTAAATTATCGTGTATTCTACACCAATTAGCAAAGTCAATCATTTTTTCTTCTTTCCATTTAGCCCCTTCTTTAAACATATCTATCCAATATCCATAATCTTGTGGGGGATGATAAGGATATTTTTTCCATAATAACTTAATAGCTGCTTCTTCAGATGTTTCTATTGGTGTCATAACGATTTTTTTATCCATTCTGGTGTGTTGTTTAATTTATTGTAAGTTAATTGTTTATTTTTAATTTTATCTTCTATATAGTATGTTTTATATCCATCTACAGCATTAGATTTCTTATATTCATCAGGCATACACTGTGGTGGTTCTGTAAATCCATTGTCTGGGATGCTAGGTTCATTATCACGACACCATTCTAATACACCTTGTGTTTTATGAGATTTACCATAGCGTTTAGTAAATTCATTACATACTTCTAAACCGTGTTCTACAACCCATCTATAATGGTGTATAGATTCTCTAACCCATTTAGTCGATGGATGATTCAAATGTGCTCTTTTATATGGTGCTTCACTACCTGAAGCCCAATGAGCTGTACAACACATTTGTGCAGATTCGATTTGCATTTTACGAATGTGATCGTCTGCTAGCTGTTGTGCTGCTGTAACGGGGTCTGTGTTTATGTAAAATATATTCATGCGCTAAATATACTATTTTTATTTTGCCTTACAAATAGAGAGGGCGCACCTAAATGGTGCGCCACAGCTGCATAATATTGTTTATTAGTCGACAGGCTATGAATCTGTCTATATGTTATTTACCTAAGTTAGGTAATTTATTTGTATTGGTTAATGGTTTTGGTTGTTCAACTACTTTTGGTTCTTCAATAATAGGTTCTGGTTCTGGTTGTACTTCTACCACTGGTTGTTCCTCAACTTTTGGTTCCTCTTTTGGAGGTGGTGGTGGAATAGGGGTAGTAGTTGGTTTAGCCGAATACAACGATTGTTGTTGTTGCATTGATTGTCTGAATTGTTGTTGTCTAAAGTTCATAAATTTTATTATTCGTAATTATAATTTTCTTCGTCTTCTGTTAACTCATTATTAGATGGTGATTTTGATTGACCCTTATATAGAGTTCTTGGGATTACATCAGATGCTAGGTTGAATTTTATGCTGTTATTTTGGACTGCTTTTTCAAAAATATTGTAATCTTCTACACAAACATATTCATTTTGTTCATTTATAAACAATAAATCTTTATTATTTAAATAATCCTTAGCTAGTGCTAATCCTATAGCATTATTTAATTCTTCATCTTTAGATACATCTACATCATTTATATTTATAGATAATCCAGGATATAATTCTTTTAAAATATCTCTAATTTCATTTTTTTCAGGATTAACTTCTGTTATTTGAGCTATCCAATTTTTTCTTTCAGCAATATCTATATTATATTTTTCAATAAATTCTTTTGGTTTTCCACTATTAAATAAATTAGATTTTGTAGCTCTTTTTATATAACTAGCCGATGCTAATATAGAGGGACCTCTTTTTACTTCTAAAACATGACTTTCAATCTTAATATCTCCTTTTGATTCTTTACCAGATTTATGTTTTTCAGCATCTTTTAAAAAGATAATTAATGCTATTTCACCTTTTCCTAAGGTAACATTACCTACAGCTCCTGATAGGTTAATTATTTTATTTTTAAAGGTATCAGATAATTTTATAGGTTCAAATAAAGATGAAAGATTATTATTACTTAATAAATTATTGTAAGTAACAGTAGGTTTATTTAGATAATCAGATAAAGCTTTTAAATCATTAGATTTACTAGCATATAATACTACTAAATCAGCTAAACTATCTGTTAAATTTTTAGCTTCAAGTTTTTTAATTATATTTTCTTCTATCTTATCTTCTACTTTATCTTCTTTTTTATTAATATTTTGAAGGTATTTTAATACTTTTTCTTTTGTATCAATATCATCAATATTAGTCAATACATCTAAAATATCATCATCAATATCTTCCTTAAGTAAAGGTTTTAATATTTCAAATAAAATTTTAACTTTATTAGGATCATTCATATCAACGATGCCATCTGAACATCTATATGACCATTCAATTAATATATTATCTATAACATTCATATTATGCTTCTGCTGGTGGTGTTTCTTCTTCTGGTGGGGCTGGTGCTTCAGCTCCTGCTGGTGGTGCTGTTGTTTCAGGGCCAGCTCCTGCTAAGTCAGGGCCTAATTCAGCGGCTGACGTTTCAGGTGATGCGGGTGGTGCTTCATTTCCTGCTGCTTCTTCTTTAGGCGCATAGTTTAATTCTAATAAATCAGCTATACCTTGTGAAGCGCGTTCTAATTCACCTAAGTTTAATGGGTCGTATTTTCTGCCTGCTATTTTAAGTTGAAAATTACCTTTACCAATATATTTAATGCTAAAATCTTGACCGTTTGTTAAGTCAACTTTAAATGTTGTTGGTTTAGGAGCAATTATATTAATACCATTAACGTAACGACCAAAAGCAGGAGACATTAAATCTTCCATTAATTTTTTCAAACCAGGAAAGCGATATACCATGTACATTGCTTTTTCTGCTTTTTGCTGTTGTTCTTCTTGCTCTTTAAGAGCTTTTTTAACAGCTACCTTAATGTATTTTTCTAGTAATAGTTGTTTATTCATTATTTATTAAATTCTTCAACAATATTTTGTGTTAAATCTAATATTGCCTTTTTTAGTTCCATTTTTTTAGAAGAATCAGTTATATTATTATTAATTAAATCTTCAACTTTTTTAGCTAAATCTACTGCTTTAGTATTTACTTGAATAAAACGTTCAGCAAATCCTTGAGATGTTTTTGGTTTTGGTGGTTCTTCTTTTTTACCAAATCCAAATAATTCTTGAATTTGATTATAAGTTTTTTTATCATAATCTAATTCATAAAATCCTTGAGCCGCTTGATCAATATAATTTTCTGAGTTTGTAATATGATCTTGTATCCAACCTGGAATGTCTCGTTCTTCAGTACCTAGCTTGCTCATTAATTGAGCTGCTGATTTAATTATTGATTTTAAACTAGCTTGAGCCATTGATACTTCGTGATCATTCTCTTTAACAATTTTGGCTTGTATTTCATCAGGTAATTTTGTTTGTTTACCTTTTAATTTAGGGCTATCATCATACTTACTAGTAAATGTAGCCTTTTCTCCTAATAATTCAGCTAATTTTATCATTTTAAAAAACGTAATTTATAGATTGTAGATTTAATCAATTCAACAACTGTATCAATTTGATTCTGCAAATACGAATCTGGTGCGATCATTTCTCTGCTTTTTTCAACATACATACAAAGTGTTTCAAAATACATAATCATTGCTTCGCAACTTTGATATTCTTGTAAAGCAATATTACCATATCCTGTAACAATACCATATTTTCCTTGATATGATTCTACAAAGCCATCTACTAAATCTATAATACCATCATAATATCCTTGTAGTGCCATATGAGCAGCAAATGAAGGTGTTTGAAGATGGAATATATGGGCTTGTGTGCGTGAAGCAAACAAAGTTGATACAAATTGTCCTACTAGTGGGTTATTTTGTTCCATTATTTATTTTTTAACTACTTTTTTTAATATAGCACCTGCTACTCTTTTGCCTGCTTCTTCTGAGCCATATTTTTTAGCTGCTACTTTTTCAATTTTAGCAAATCCTTTACCTTTTTTACCTATATCTGTACCTTTTTTAAAGCGAGCTTCATATACTTGATTAGCATCTGTTTCTTCGTGGGATGGTGCTTTTGGTTTATCTTCTTTTTTTTCATCTACCATTTTCTTTTTTCCACCTTCAGGAACTAAACCCATCATTTCTTTAATTTTATTTTTCTCATCAGAAATACGAGTTTCTAATTCAGCAATTTTATCATCTACTTGTTGTTCTAACGCTACGCCTTTTGCTTTAAGAGCATCTAATTCTTTAGCAAATTTAGCTAAATCAGCAAATTCAACCTCAGTTGACGCTGTTTTTTCAGCAAATTTAGCAGCAGATAGTTCATCTTTGTATTGCTTAAGAGCAGCTAATTCTTTTTTAAGATCAACTAATTTACCAGAGCTTTTTGGAAGACCTGCTTCTTTTTTACTTGGTTCTTTATCTTTATTTTCTTTAGCTTCAGCTATAATACTGCGCACGAACATGCGTAATGCGTATTGATTCATTTGTTTTTATGTTTATATGTATAAATATTAATATTTTTTAGTTTCAGCTATGTGTTTTTTTAGTAATGATTTTACTTCATCTAAGTGATGTGGATTATTAGCAATATACTCACGTACCATATAATTATGCACCTCAGCTAAGTTACGACGTTGTAATACTTGCATTAATTCTGATGGTGAATTCATTGGTACCATTACATTACCTTGAGCATTAGGAAATAATAAATAATTTCTATTTCCTGGTTGTATATTGATAGATGCTATTATTTGTTGATTTGCTAATCGGATTATATATATTTTACTAGCTCCTACTTCTATTACTCGACCTACGCTACCTGCTGCTCCTAATTGATTATTACGACGAGCAGCACCTCTATCACCATTTGGTGATACACGGCGACCATTAGTTACATTTAATCGTCTATTATCAGCACGTGGTAAGCGCATAAATGCTATTTCTAATCCTGTCTCATCCATTAATTCACCTACATTTATATCACCACCTCCTACTGCTGCTGCCGGTACTGCGGCACGTGGTTGTCCACCACCTGCTGGTCTACCTCTTCTACCTGTAGCGGTGGCTGCTGGTGTTGGTTCATCAGGTGCTGTAGTTCCTCCTAACAATTGGCGAGCTACTGATGGTAGGACATTAGCTTTAACTAATTTACCTGTATCTGATAATCTAAGAGATTCTCGTGGGTTAGCTTTATTAATAACAAAATATTGATTATTATATACTGCTGTTGCGTATTGATCGGTTGGTGCAAGTGGTGGTTGTGCGTTAAACCATCCTTTTCTGCTCTCACTATTTACATATGCTGATCTAAACCATTGAGATAATCTATTTCCTTCATAAAACTTATTTTCATTTCTTAAATAAGTAAAATATGCTCTCCATGCTCCTTCATCCATCCAATCACTAGTGTCTCTACCTCTCCAATCACCTCTATTACCGTAATCCTGGTCAGTAGAGAAATTATATAGGTCGTCTACCTGTCTTGTAAATAAAGCAAATCTACTTTCTCCATCAGGTACAAGAAGTATTTGTAATCCTCTTGTATTAGTAGTGGTAAATGTTCTTTTGCTATATGGAGTTGATTTTATAATAGATGTAAAGGCATCTTTATCAATAGTTGGAGGAATATTTTCATAATTATCTATTGCATCTCTTACTATATTAACAGCACCTTGTTGGAATGCTGTATTCTCTTTTTCATCTCCTAAAGCTGTTTGTACTTCTTCATCCGTAAACGGTATTTTAGTTATATTACCATTTTTTATTTTATATGATGAGAATGAATTAGCATCAACTAATATTTCACCATCCTCTACTTTCTTAACTACAATAGCTGAGTTTTCAGATGATTTGGCTTTCTCAATAACTTTACTGATGAATTCTTTATTTACAATACCATTAGTAGCTAATTTAAGTAAACTATTAAATGGTAATTCATCCAATTCAGGATATTCAAGTATATATTTTGCTGTACGCTGATTTAATTTAATATTTGGATAATCATCGTCTGCTGTATATAAACCTACAGATATTTCATCTTCAAATTTTAATTTAACAATAGCATTACCATCTTTAGTAACATATAATCTTTCATTAGAGGGTACATCCCATTTATCTGTTACTACTAATAATTTTTTAACAGCAAATGGAACAATTTCAGAGGACAAAAGATTAATTTTAACTTTATCTCTCATATTAGCTATAACAGATCTTGTATCTTGATTAGAAAAATTTTCTAAATGTTTTATTAAAATTTCACTAGGTATAATACCAGCATTAGTTGAAATAAACGTAGCTAATTGTGGATATTGAGGAAGATATTTTGAAATAAATTCATCTGTACTAACATCTTTAAATAACTCTTTACCTTTTCTAACAACTAAATATTGTTCTTTAACAGAATAAGGAAATTTAATAAATTCCCTAATAGGAATAGCATTATTTTTATATGATTGATTTATTTTTTCTGAAGATGATAAAGGAATATATTTAAATACACTTCTTAATCCTCTAATTGATGGAAAGTTTTGTTCAACAAAGGAAAATGATTCCCATCTATCCCATTCTGTACCTCTGCCGCCAACATCATTATTTGATCTGTCTGATACTTTATATGTGTTGTCACTACCTACTACAACAACAAAAAAACTTTTACGATCACTATCAGATAAATTATTATCTTTTACTAAATAGAATGTTGGGTTTTTTCTTTTATCATCATAGCGGTAATTACCAAATGATCCTCTAGTAATACACCATTCTTCACCTCTACCATAAGTTAAACAGTTTCCTTCTTTAGAACCATTATATATAACTAAACCATCTTGATTATAAACAACATCTGGGGTTTGATCTTCTACATCATCTGGTGTTTCAGCTCCTGGAGATGAAGTGACTAGTCTAATTAATTTAGATAAAGACCATCTATTTAAATCTTTTTCAGTTATTTTAGGTGAATTTTTTAATGTATCAAAACGCTCAATATATTTTCTTAATTGATCTTCTGATACATCCATATTAAGATCATCTGCTTCTTCACTAAATTTATTAATAAAGGTTTTAATAGCATTTTCGCTATAAGCTTCATTTAATTCATTTGTCCAATTATGAACTACGTGTAGTATAAATTTGTCTATTGCTCTCATAATATATTATTACCATTTTCTACAAGACCAATAATTTGCTTTCCAACGTGGTCCTGGGTTATCACAATGATGTCTTTTGCGGTATGCGCTGCGGCGTTTTGGATTTTTAGCTTTAATCACCATACGTTTGCCTTTAGCTGATTTTCCACCAAATCCAAAATTAACCTTTACAACTTTACCTTTGTTATTTTTAACGTATACTTTAAATTTCTTAATGTCACCTTGCATTGGTTTACCTAACTGTACTTTACGACCTTTATATTCGGCTTCAGTTATACAATCACATGATGCTTCGGTTAAGAATGTTTTATATTCTTTCATAAATCTAATGAAGTCTTTTACTTCATACAAATCATTTTCATCAACATCATACTCGTCTATCTCATTATTATATCGGTAGCTATTATCATAATCACATTTATGGCAAAGATATGGATTTGTTTCACCATCTTCTGCACCATCTTTTAAATCCCATCTCCATCCACATTTTCCACATTCAATAGTTTTATTTTCACCAATGAAAAATGCTTCATTAATTTCACTATTTGCACGTTTAACAATACCTGATTTTAAATCAGCTTCAAAGTTACCTTTATATTCTACTGGCTTACCATTATCATATTTTACCATTACTAGGCCTGGGTTTTGTAGATAATTTGCATCAACAACTTGGAATTGATTTCCATATCTATCTGCATAATAATCTACTCTATCTTCATTTAAATTATAATTAGCTAAAGCATCCATTGCTATATCAGATTGAGCATTAAACATATCTAATACTCCATCAGATGGAATTTTTATATTACTGTTACTAAAATTTAGTAATCCCTTTTTTGCTATAGCCATTAATAATGTTAACTGGAAGGCATTATTGTAATCTTTAAATTTTTCCATAACATCCGGCATAGTTGTTCCTCCTGATGGCAATCCATTTATATAGTTTTGAATTATTTTCTGATCTCCTGGATATATAGATGGTTCCTCACTTTGAAATATATCTTCGTTTAATAGGTCTATTAGTTTGATCATAATGATTTAAGCATTTGGATTAATTTTGGATGTGGATATACATCAACTTTATCTGTTCTAACTGAGTTATGAGTAAATACACCAGCTTCTCCTTTTAAAGCTCTTGTTGTTATATCCCATATATCTTCATGGTATGTTAAAGGAATATTATATTTTTGTTTCCATAATACTAATAAATCTTTTACAGCAGCTATTTGAGCGTCTGTGTAGTTATGAAAGTATTTATAGCCTTTAAATGGTGTACTTAATGTACATACTTCATCAGCAGGTACTTCTTTATTAACATAGTTATAATATTTATCATTTTTAAGAACAAGTTGGCCCCAATTACAAATTTCAATAGCTACCGAAATTCTATCTAAAGATTTATATGGAACATTAAAGCGATGAAAAGTTGATTCTTTCAATCCTAAATGAAAAGCCCAATATTTTGAACTATATCCTTGAACTACTTCACCATCTTCCCAATTACTACCAGGTGTTGGTTTACCACCTATTACTACACAAGTAGCAATACGCTCAGCATTAGAAGCCCAACCTCCATAAGTGGCAAATGGACTAGCATTACCAGCTGTATGGTGAAGGAAAATTTGAGATTTAGGATGTTCCTCAGCCATATATTGGTTTGCGGGGAATGGATGTTGTGTTAATTTCATAATTTATTTATTAAAACGTACTTTTGCTTTTTTAGTGTTTGGTACAAATTGTTTTTTAGATGCTGTTTTTTTCTTTGCTGTTGCAGCGCGTTCAGCCTTAGTTAAACTATTTGCTTTAGCACGAGGTAAACAACGAGTTGTTTTATGCCCTTTTTTCATTGTACCACAAGGACCAGTTATGTTACCAGCGGTATCAATACGAACCCAATCTTCTTTTTTAAACCAATCGCGAAGTGATTCATGTAAATCTAAGTCATCTTCTTCCATTAAACCTTTACATACTTTAACAGCACGTCCAGAAAGATAAGCTGATGGTTTTTCTCCAGCAGCTCTGCGACTATTATAATATGCTCTACCTTTTTTGCAGAGCTTTTCAGTTAATAATTCGTCTAATATTTCTGTTAATTTAATCATTATTATTTATTTTTTGGTTCAAACCAATTTGAACACCATTTGCTTGGATCTTTAATTTGATCTCCATTATCATCTACTAATTCACTAGTACCTTTATATTTTTGGTATTCTTTATTACTACACATATGTTTATCATCTTCTACATAGTAATAGTTACAAACGTGACAACCAAAGCCTATTGGTGAATACATATAAGGAGGATATTCTTCCCCCTCTTTATGTTCTTTTAGTATATCGATTAATCTTATCATTTACCTTTAATTAGTTTAGTATTTTCTTGTGTTAGGTATTCAACTTTAACACGTAATTCAGCTACTTCTGATGTTAATTTGATTATTAATGATCTCATTTCATCTTTTTCTCTAGCTGAGTCTTCTAGTAGAGCTTCTAATTTGGATATACGATCTTTGCAATCATGGCGAATAAAATCTTCGTCCCTCTCTTTATGCATTGCTCTTCTCTCATAGAAACGAAACGCTTGACTACCCCCCAAAACCGTAATTGCAGTAATTAATACTGTCCAGACGTTATTCTCCATAGATCTTTAACTTTTATTAATAAAATATCTTTACTAATAAATATTAACCATTTACGGCATCCTTAAGCTTTTGAATATATTCTTGTATGTCTTTGATAAATTGATTGTCATTACTTTTACCTTTCCATTCTTCAATATCACCACCCTCAGTAACATATGATTCACCCGATTGACCCATAAGTAACTCTAACAACACATTTTCCATTTCTTTAATATGATATACAACACCTTGTTTAATCATATTTTGCTCATATTCCTTATATTCACCTCTAATCTTTAGTTTGGTTTCATATTCGAATACGCAATCTGAACATTTCTGATGGATAGAGAACATATATTTATCTATATTTCCTTTATTCATTGGTTTGTTACAGTTAGGACATGTAATGGGTGTGAATATTTTTTTCTTAATATCATCAAAACGTGTTACAGTCTGTTTGATTCCGTTTTTAATGGTCCATTTTTTGTTACGTTCTTCCCAAACGTCACCTTCCTTGCGTTCAACATAATCAGCGTTGTATCCAACCTGTATGCCGGTTTTATCACCCGCTTTTTTGGTAATGATGTTACGCATACGTTGTACGTCGCGTGTCTTAAATTCGCGTTTTAATAGATTATCGCTCATAACTTATATTTTATTTTTTAAAACTTATTAATAATATTAATTTTACCTATAAATTCGTCATCTAGATCTTCTTCAGGTATTATAGTGTCGATTTGAGATATATAATTTGGACTTAAATATCCTGATTTTTTTGATATTATTCTTTCTTCAAAGAAATAAGGGAATTTTGTTGATATTCGCTCTTCCGAGTTTTTATAATCTTCAATATCATAATTCCATATATTTTCAACATTGATTGGTTCTACCTTATAGTGTTCTGATATTTTATCCCCATCTAACTTAATTCTAATATTAAATTCCTTTCCAAAAGATAAAAATTCCATTACCCCTTCCCCTGATTTATCCCTGGTAACAGCTACATTGAATGTATTTTTATATTGGGGTAATCCGGAGTTATCTGGTTTGAACTTTAATCCAGTTTTAAGTATATCATTTAAAAATGAAATATTAGTAAAATGATATAGTGGTCCTACCTGTTTAGCTTCGCGTAATATGTCAATTAGTTTTATCATTATTGATATATTTCTTCGTTTTGTTTGCCGAATTTTCTTAACAATACACCGGCTTGTGCATTTGCTTCATTTTCAATTTCACTACCAGTCTCACCACTATTATAATCAATTCTACCATCTTCAGCTTGCTTACGATGTACTAATTCATGTGCTAATGTACGTAACAAATCAGCCATGTTACGGTTTTTAACATATAACCATATTTTATCGTTATTAGGATCAAATGAACCAAATGAATGCATTGATTTAGCCATATTATTATCTCTTGACAGTGTAAGAGATGTTGGTGGTTTTTGTATGCCTAATTCTTTAATAGCAAAACCAATAAATTTTTTTAATAATTGTTTATCGGTTGGTGTATTTAAACCTTCTTTTAATGATTGTAACTTTACTCTAGCTATTTTTTTATCATATTGACTTATTAAATTAAGCATTCCCTGTAAGTATGCTTTTATTTCATCATCAATAGGAATTTCTTCATACGATACTGTAACTTTATCATTTGCAGTTGGGCGAGCAGCATTTAAAGAGGCTTCTGTTGCTCTAGCATAACTCTCCATTTCTGATTTATTATTTAATACTACAATTGTAGGGTCATAAAGATTTTTATTTAGTGTGTCAGTTAATCGATATTTAAATAATTTTAAAGAACCTTTTAAAAGAGCAATTGCTTGATCTGGTTCTACAAAAAACATTCCACTCTCTGGGGGGTCTTTATAAAAATAATTATCTAAAGCCTCTTCTTTTTCTTGTTCTATATTATAAACACTAATATCAATATCATCCTTAGCTGGTAGTTCATATTTTAATATGTTTTCTAGTCCTTTAAGTTGAGGATACATTTCTACTGCTTCTTCAAAATTTTCATACCAATCACTAACAGAATTATCTGCTTCTGTAATGAAATAACCACCATATTCACCCTCTTCAGCCATTACTACTAATAGATGAGTATTATCTATAAATTTATCATTATTCATTTTCCCACTAGGTCTCTTATCATCAAATACAAAATAGGCTAATGATGGACTAGTTTCGTCATCACCTGCTCTATATCGACCATATGCATTTCCTGTCCCACGAGCTGATATGCAAAATGTATACCCATGGCCATACCTTATACATGATTTTTTATCTCCACCTTTATATACTCTAAGACCATTTTGGTTGTAAACCAAGTTTGCGTTATCTACAGTACCATCATTTATCTTACCTGCCTTGATACGTTTAGGTTCATTTGATATTGCTACATCTACTAAATCATCCCAAGTATATTTTAATATGTCTTTTTGTTCTACATTATCCTTTATCTGATCAAAACGTTTGATTACTTTTTTTATTTCATCATCAGTCAATTCAGAATCTTCTTGTTTGAATTTCTGTATCAGTTTATTAATAATACCAACCGAATATTCTCTAATCAACCCTTCTCCAAGAGAAGTAGGTTGATGTAATTGTTTAGTTTGTAGATTTAATGTACCCTGTAATACAGTAGGAATTGAACCTAATGCTTTATATAATGATAATACCACTTCTCCACCTACCAAATAATACTTATCCTGTCCATAACACAATACAAGGGGTAATGGCATATCCTTACCAGCTTTAATTTGATCAATATATGGTTTTGGATTAATACCTAATTTTAGAGCATGTTGAATAGCATCATCTAATGTCTTCATTTTATATGACTTACTATTCTCTAACTTAGACCATATGTCATCATTTAATACTACTTCATCACCACTATCAAAAGCATAATCCATATCGGGTATTGGTAGATTAAATACAGCAGCTGCTTTTTCTATTTTATCTTGATTTTGCATTACATAATCTTGATATGGTGATTCATCAAAATTAATTGGTGGTGATTCTTGTAATGGTTGTTCTGGTTGTGGTTGTTCAGTTGGTGGCGTAGTTGGTGTTTCTTCTTCTGGTTGTTCTTCAGGTTGTTCTTCAGGTTTAGCATTTAAAGCCATTAAAAATTCATCTACTGATACTCCATCAGGAAGATATTCAGCTATTTTGTCTTCATCTTTTTGAGCTAATACCATACGTAAATTAGTTGCACTAACACCCTCTATTTCCCCCGCGTCAAATACTTTTACATTAGGGAATCGTTCAATATTCTTATAGCGATCAATTTCGCCTTTACCAAATGCTACACGAAATTCAGTATCAGGATTTTCTTTAACAACATCAAATACTTCACCAACAGGTGTTACAGGTGATACTTTAATTTCAACTGACCCATCAAATAAACCTTTATCTTTATATAGGTTCCAAACAGCAACACTTTCATCTGATGTGATACCTTCACGTGTTTTTGGTGATACAAGTACTACTACTTGATCAGATCCTTTTAATAGCTTTTGAACTACATCAACGTGACCTTTATGTGGTGGTTTAAATGCTCCTGGGAACAATGCTATTGTTTGTTCAGGTTGATCTTCTGCTTCTAATATTAAGCTAGCTAGGTATCGTCCTAGATTAGTTTCGTTTAATGTTGTATTCACCTTATCTAATGATTTTTGTTTATTATCGCCTTTAGGTGTACCTACTTCACCACTTTTAATGGATACCATAGAATTAAATATACCTTTAACGCGATTTTTAGAACGAATATTTGTTAATTTAGCGGATACATCACTTAATAATTCTTCAAATGTATCATCTATTTTATAATTAGTAAATAATTTTTTAATATTAGACCAATCACTAGTTTTCCATACATCTGTTCTATCAGTCTCTTTAAAATTATCTAATGTTACAATACGTAAGGTTAACCCACTACTAGATAAATTAAATTCATATTCTTGGTTCGGTTCAAGTGCAGGTACATTTTTAATACCCATACGAGCAAATATAGCTTGTGGATCTTCTTCTAAACAAGCTACTTTAGCTAATCCTAATAATAGTCCTTGTATTTCAGCAGGATAATCTAAAAATTCTTTCTTAAATTCTGCTTCCTTATCACTTATTGAAACAATATTATCTATTTGAACAAAATTACCAGGCATACCCGTTATTGGATATAATATAGTAATAATTTCACCTGTGTTAAGAAATTTTTTACCTTTGTATTTGTCGCTCTTAAAAGGTACTATTACGTCATCTGATAGAGATGATACGTATTTTGCTAATTCTGCTTTAATATTTTTCTTATCTTCACTATCTAATTGAACAATTAAATCAATATCACCAAAATCTGATTTAGTACCAGTATTGTATGATCCTGATATTTTAGCTCCCTTAAATGAAGGGAATTTAGATAATACTTTTTGTATATATTCTTGAACTGTTTTTTCAACAGCTGCTCTTGGTATTCTATTTCCACCTGCTGATCCTGACATTATGCTTCTTTTTTATATTGTGTTAAATTAGATGTATCAGGTAAAAATTTACCCTTTAACCCCAATCTATCTTGATTATCAATCCAATATTGCTGTAAATTATCTGGTATGTCTGCTCGTGTTGAGTCTAATATTTTAAGATATCTATCCATAATACTATTATACTCTTCAGTAGATATATTTTTCTTTATAAAATCTTCTAACTTAAAGTAATCATCTAGTATATCTTGAGTTAAACTAAAACCATATAATTTATTTAATAATGCAATTGCTTCTTGTGGAGTGGATGCTTCTCTTTCACCTGTTTCTTTATCAACAACACCTGTACTATGACCAAATGTTTTACCTTTATTTGAAAATAAGGCCAACATCAATTGTGTACGATGTAATCCTTTAACATTACCTGCGTATGAATGTGAGTAGTAGCTAAAACGTAACCAGCCAGGATTACCTATATTAATGTCGGTTTGTACTGCTTTATCTAATTTTTTACCTGATGGGTCGTATTGTGGTATAGCACAAAATATAGAGCCGGATCCTGATGCTTTATCATCCACTTCAACATCTGGTAGGGCATTATTGATTTTTTCACCAATTAATACAATCATAGCTCTCAATTGTATTTTTTCAGGAGATGCATTTCTAGCACGTTTTGCAAATTGAGCTACTAATTCGTTATATTTTTGCTCATCTATACCCCATCCCTTAAAGTCAGGTGTTTTACCATCAGGAAATAAATTTTTAATATCATACGATAAGTCTATATCGCCAGATATATCTTTTTTACCTGCTGATCCTAGTTTTTCAAATGAGTTAAATGTGGATGCTTTAGCGGGAAATATTTTAGATAATTGTCCTACAAATTTTTCTATAGTAGGTTCAATATTCGCTTTTTCAATGGAGGTGGTGGTACCGAATACGTTACCACCCTCCATCAATATTTGCTTTACAATACTAATTAATTTAATCATATACAGTCTAATATATCTATAAATATTAGCTTGTTGCTATCTTAATGCTGATTGGTAATATCTCTGTGTGTGGTTTAAATTCAGGATTTTCAAGCTTATATATTTCATATATGTTTTTAAACATAGTAAAGTTTGATAAAATCTTACTATATTCCTTTAGTTCCCATCCTTTACCTTGTATTTTACCATCTTTACCAGTAGTACGAGTAGATGCTTTTAACCATAATACTCCTGTTCTTTCAATAGGATCACTATGTGTTTCACTCCAAGCTATAGCATAAGCTGATAATTGTAATCCATAGCTAGTATGTAATGAATTAGATGTTTTAATATCCAATAACCATAATTTACCATCAATTCTAACAATTAAATCGGCTGTTCCAGCATATGCATGTGCATCTGAGAATAAATGATATTCAGTTGATATTAACTCTGGTTTATGGGTATTCCAAAAATCAGCAAATTTCAATATCATTTTCCAAACATCTAAGGAATATTGTGCCTTACCATATTCATCAATCCATTGTATTTCAGCCCCATTAAGAAACTGTTCAATAGCATTGTGTACTTGTGTACCTTCATTTGCTGCTTTAGAAGCAATGATGTCTGCGTTGTGTCCAACGTCTTTTAACCAACTATGGAAAAATTGGTTTTTAGGGAAATAATTCAATACTGATGTTACTGATGGATAGTATTTACTATCTCTACGGTAAAATCTAGAGTCCAAAATATTAACTTGTTTGTCACCTTCTTTGTATTCTACAAGGCGTTTAATTTTTGGATCTTTAATAATGTTTGCGTGTTTATCAATCATAATTGTAGTTTTTTAGCCAATATGCTCTGGAATGTAAGTGGTTTTGTTTCTTCAATGATGTTTAAAAACCTCTCAAATCCAATTTCATTAGCATCTTTACCATCTAATTCTACTAAGTATACTTCTTTACCATACGACATTAGTTCTTCGCAGTATTTAAAAGCATTTTTAATAGCATCAGGGTCAAGAGCAATATAGATTCTATTGACTGATGAACGGACTAATTTTTTCATTAGCTTCTCGTGAATAATTTTCCCAAATAAGGGGATGACGTTTCGTTTAATTGTTAGTGCATCAAACATACCTTCAACAAGTATGATGGGTGCGTCCCAATTTATATATAACTCCCAACCAATAGCAGACTTAGCATCAGCAGGAGGATTTTTATATTTTTGTGGTCCATCTTTATATGCTCTAGCAATAAAGTAATTTACAATACCATTTTCATCATATGATGGAATTATAACTCTATCTTTATATGGACCATCATTACAAAATCCAATATTATATTTAATAATATCTTCAGGTGTTATACCACGCTTGCGTAAAAATTTAATAGCGTGTTTTGATTCAATAGTGGTAATCTTATTTTCAACAATAGATGTTAGTGATATAAATTCTTTAGGTAGCTCTAAAACAGTAGATACAATATGTTTATCTACATCCTTACCAGGAGCTATAATCATATTTAGTTCAGCTACTTTATTAGCGGCTACTTTAGCGCTTTTAAAAAGAGATCTAATGGTTTTACCTTTTGCCTCACACACCCAACAATGCCAAGGATTCTCGCTTTTTGCGTTTGTTATGCAGTTGATTTCGAGTTTATTCTTATGGTGGTTACAAAACGGACATTTAAATGAGTAATTGCCCCGACTAGTTTTATTGCTAGTACCTAAAACAGATTCCAGTAAAATTAGAAGAGCAGCATTTTCCATAATGCATAAGATACGAAATTATTCTGCCGTAACAAAATCTTTTCTAAAAAAACGTCCTTGTATATTATCATTGTAACTATCAATAAACAATACTGAGTATTGTATTTGGTAATGTACTTCGTAATATGTTTGTTGTTTTTTAGTAGGACAGAACTTTAGTATTTCACGTTCAAATTTATCTTTACCTAGTAATTTAACATCAGCTAATAATTCTTTAGATGAACCCCAGTAATTACGCCAACCGCTATCGATTTGTTCTACTTTGGTAGTGGAACGACGTCCAGGACCTGTTTGTTCAGCTATTTCTTTTTTGGTGAGTTTTTTCTTCTTGTTGTGGACAAATGATTTTTTACCAATGTAAAATTTATTTGTCTCTAAATTAGTGATTTTATAAATAAAACCATAATCGCTCGTAGTAAAATCATCCCGTAGTGGGACGTATTGATATAACCAATTCATAATAACTTATTTTTAATTAAAAATCTAAAAATTTAAAATTACCCTGAGTATCCATTCCTATATTATTATATCCAGCCGTATCTGGGCGGCCTCCTTCTCCATTTCCTTCAATACCTTCTTTTTGTAAAATTTGGTAAACTGTTTCTTCTAGTTCATGTAATTCTTTAGTAATACGAGCTAATTCAGGATCTTGTTTAACTAACCAATTAATATCATCTAAATCACCTAAGTCTGTGTATTGTGTTTTTTCTGGGTCTAGAAATTCAAGGTAATATTCTATAGGCATTTTAGCTAAAGTTGCGCCTTTTTGAAAATGTGGAGTTTTGATATATTCTGCTCTAATACCTTCAGGTAATTCAGGATTTTCAAGTGTTAATTTTTCTTTAGCTAATTTTATAATTTTATTATTATAATCTCTAACTACTTGAGTATTTAATTTTTCAAGAACCATATATTTATCTGTCTTCTTATATACTATAGGAAAATATTTAGGATATTTAATGAATAAATAATAATGTTCATCAAGACTTCCTTCATCTTCATCATTTAAGATTTTAATAACTTTATCTGGTTGCAATGATGAGGGATACGTGGTATATGTACTTCCTGTTCCTAATTTAAGTTTAGACTGGATATTTAGTTCGTTTAATATGTCTACTAACTTGATCATGCAAATTTAGTTTTATATGATTCTAATAAATCTACTAAATCACCGTATGTTTTAATTTCAGATCCACAAGGTATAGCCCAATAGTTTGTAGCATCAACTATAACCTCTCTTGGACTGCCACTTTCAGTATTATATTCTGATTTGCCATTTATTTGTTTATACGTATTAGCGGTATCTTGAAGATCTTGTTCTGTTTTTTCTTTAAATTTGCTACTTCCTAATGTACCACTATTACTCTGTGTATATTCAGTTTCCCAATTACTTGTACCTGCCATTATATCATCAATTTTTGATGATTGATACATTATATATGGTTGTTCCAGTACTATAACACATGGTGTTCCAAAAAACTCTGTCATTGCTCTATCAAAATGAGCAAATATAGGTTGGTTTATTCCAAGTAGTTGTAATATTTTCTTTGCGTTTTCATGTCCACCTCTAAACGATGGATTCTCTCTAGGAGTTATACGCATAATACGCTGTATAACTGATGTGCGTTGACCTGGTACTTTTACTCCTCTTGTTCCTCTCCAAAGTACAGGGTTATCTAATCCCATTGCTGTAGCTGCCTTTATTACTGTATCAGTTTCCGCTCCTAACTTTCCCTTCTCCCCTGACCAAGCATTTGAGATAGCCATTTCTTTTAATATGGTTACTAATTTTATCATTATGTATCGTATTTAACAATAAAAGTCATATCTGTGTCTGGCGATAACATTATTGGTTTACCTAATTTAGCAACCATTAATAATTCATTGTCATCATTATATAAACCTATTGTTGTGACATAAGGTTGAAATACTGATCCAGTAGCAAAATCTTTAACAGTTGTATTATCAAAGGAACCTGTTGTTGTATATCCATTGCTAGCACTACCTGATATAGGTACTATATATTTGTTTCCGTATTTTAATAATGTTGGGTTGTATGATAAATTAAAATCACTTTCACGTACTATACATCGAACTTCATTTTCATAAACAATGTATTCATTTTGAAAAGATACATTAGCTGTAGATGAAAAGGTATTAGATAATAGATTTTGATATGAAGAGGATTGGTTAGTTAGTACTATTAATCCATGAGCATAAAATACGTTTCCTACAAATTTTACTCCATCTGGGGTAGCATCAACAAAATATTGGTTAGTGATATATGATAAATTAATATAATCATCTTCTATTCCACTAATATCATATAAATTTCCATATCCATCATCTCTTATAATTAAGCCAGAGGATGATATATTAATACTATTTGGTAATACTTTGGAACCAAATACTTTTTGATCAACACCTAATACATTAATAGTTTCACTAGCTCCTGTTGGGAACTGTTTAATTAATAATGGGTTAGCATTATATATAAAGTAAGAAGAAGTTGGGCGATTGCTAGAAGCAGATTCATAAGTGTTTACATTAAACATTAATGAACCTGTATTTAAACTTCCTGTATAGGATTGGTAAAATAAATGATTAATAGAGCTATACACTAATGATGGATATTCTCCATTAATAGTTGATTCACCTATACTAAAAGATTGATTGGTACCTCTATAGAATGTTATACTTCCTGTAGCTGTTGAGGTAAAGGAAAAATTCCATCGTTTATTAGCAGAATAATCTACTGTAGTAACATCCGCCTTGTTTAATCTTTTGAATGATGACATGCATTAATAGTCTAATTTGATTCTAATTAAGGCTTCTTTTGTGAAATCTTTAACTAATGGTTTACTTAATTTAGCTACAGCTAATAATTCATTATTATCATTGTACATACCCACTGTAGTAATAAATGTTTGTGGATTATTAATTAATGTAGTATATAATAAATTACCATTTGCATCTATAACAGACGGATTAGTAGTATAATTAAATTCGCTATTCTTAATACGTGTGAAGAAATAACGTGACGATACTACTTCTTGTGATTGTAATTTAAAAGAACTTGTGATACTACCTGATACAATAGCATTATATAATTTTAAATGATTATCTTGTCTTGTTAATCCTAAATTAGCTGCTTGAATATATGGTGTTAAAGATCCAGAAGCATTTAATATAATAACTCCCATATCAGGTAACATCATACCATAGTATGTTGTAGCAGCGCTGCTAGTATATGGAGTTCCATTACTGCCACTTATGATATAGTATATTCTATTTTCACCAACAAAACGAGTTAATGATGTAGTATTACTATCATCAGTAAGATATATTATAGCACTACCACTTTTTAAAGCTAAATTTAATGATCCTTGTTGAAGAGCTTGTTTGTATCTTTCTCTATTGATATTAACTACATATATTTGTTCCGCTGTATTTATTCCATCAAAACTAAAATTAGTTGTTTCAGTACCATAAACTAAGTTTCTATACTGGCCATATACAATACGAGAAGGTGAATATCCAGGAGTTGAAGAATTGATAGGAGCTGAACCTGATCCAGATATTTGACCATATTGAATATCAAATTGAACTGAGGAGCCGGTTGCTGATGGATTAGCGCCATATACATCTAAATAATATTCAGTGTATCCACTTCCTGTAAACATGGATGATCCTGTTAATTCATTATTATCTCCACTCCACAATCCGCGAACTACAGTTTCGGCACTTATTACTGAATCTTCAGTGTTATATCTTGAAAATGACATATTTTTATTTTATTGTTTTATTAGGTTGTTGATACTTTTGCAATGTTAATAGGAATAGTAATTCTAGCTCCACTATCTCTACCAATTATAGTAAGTGTAGTTGATAATGTAGATAATGTACTACCAAATAATGTATTAACAGTTGTTGCTGTGAATGTAAATGATGTACCAATTGCTGATGTAGATAATACTGCTCCTGTTGTTGTATTAAGATCGGGTTGACCTACTGTTGTAGTAGTAATACCTGTACCTTGGAAAGCAGATACTAATCTAACATCTGCTATAGTAGCTATATATCCATTAGCTTCAAATGTACTTGAGGCACCCAAATAATTTAATGTTTGTGGTGTTATTGTTAATGAAGCACCTTGTTTAAGTGTAATTGAATTATAACCAATACTAACAACAGGTAATCTACTAGTACCACGTGGTAGTGTTACTAATTTATAACGCATTATTTGTGTATCGTTTGGAAATGCTTGTATAACAGGCATTGCTTCAATTGCTTCACCATAAAATGCTGATCCAGATGGTTGGTTTGGATTATATAATGTATAATCTATTTCATCATCAGCCAAAGCAAATTGTGTGATTTGAAATGAGCCATCGTTGCGTGCTAATAATTCACGACCTTTGTCTGTTAAAATTGAATCTACTGTTACCGTTGTAGGATTTAATATTGCCATTTTTTACTGTTTGTTGTATATACTATAAATATATTAAAATTATAAAATTATTGTGTTGTACCTTGTTGGTCTGCTAATAGTTTTTGTTTTACTTCTTTTGTTATGGTATCTATATTAGCTAAAACATCAGGTGATAAATTTTCTGGTATTAAAAAGCCATATGATGTTTGTCCTGGGGGTTTAATGTATGAAAATATAATATTTGTTTCGTCTTTTATTTTCTTTAGTATTAATACTTGAGTTACAGCATTAAAGCTACCAAGTAAAGAATTAGGCATTACTCCATTTATATTAAAACATAAGCTTCCTGTACCTGCTGTTCCTTGTGTAACAACTGTAGATGCTATTTCAAATTCATATGATACATCATATAAAACAAATTTAATAAAATCCCCTGGAGATACTGTAAAATCATAATCTACATCTCCGTATGTGGGGTATAATGATGATGATGGATAGGTACCAGATCCTTGTGGTAAAAATAAATATCCATAAAATAAGGCAAATTGTTCATCTAAACAAAATTGAGTTGATGATATAGATGATGTAAATGGAGATAAAGCATATGGTGTACCTCCAGAAAGGGTAGATTGGAATATAGCACCTGCGTTTATTGTATCGGTTGCTGTTTCATAGGTTGGATCATAGCCTACATCATATGTTCTTTGAAGTCCAAAATATATTTGTGATCCTGAAGTGTAAAATCTTGAATCTACTGTTCCATTTAGAGTGCTTACATTGAAACCACCATATTCTGATGAAAATTTAGCTGTTTCTCTTCCATAAGAAGAAGACATATTAAATGAATATATAGGAACATTTGCCGTTTTTCCAACATTAATTCTAAAACTAAGATTATTAATTGCAAATCCATAATATCCATTTTTTTTTACATCATAATATCCAAAATATGGAAATCCACTTTTAGTAATAAGTCCTGGGTTGTAAACTAAATTATCATTGTATATTTCAATATCGGGAGATCCAAATATATTTGTTAAATATTGTATTCCTGGATCATCTTTTGCACGAATATATGTAGGAGTTGGAACTGCGGATGATGATCCTAATGTACCTCCATTTGTTTGATATTTAAACATATTCGCTTGAGACGTACCGGCATATTGAAATGAAGCAGTTCTATCTGTATTTGAATAATAAAATAAAGGAGTATAAGAATACCCTGAATTGAATGTTGATTTTAAGCCATCAGATCGTTTTTGGTTGCTGTATTTTTGATTATCAAATAAGGATATAGCCTGATTGGTTCCTGCTTTAAATGTATTTTGTACTTCTTCCCAATGTTTATTTTTTTGGTTTAATTCAGTTAATCCTCCAAATTCATCAACAATATATTTTAAATTACCTTCTGTTTTTCTATAAAAATATGAACTAGAATCTAAAGCAGTAAATAATCCTATTTTACGAACATATTGATCAATTACAGCTGTTTTACCATAAGATATATCTCCACTTTGGGTAACTAAACCATTTATATAAGACTCACTAGTATAATTATTATAAGTTAAACTTGTTAATTTAGTTCCAGCATATCTAGAATTATTATAAGAAGTTAATGATAAGTATGAATCTTGTAATTCAGCAGGTTTTACTATGCTACCTGTAGTACCCCAAATATATTCTATATTTTTTCTAGTAGATGATAATACACTATTAGATATATTATTGAATAATACATTCCAATCAGAATGTAAAAATGTATTGTAATTAACTTGTTGATTAGTTGAATGCCAGGCATTATATGACGCAGTAGTGCCTAAAAGATAGGGATTATTGTTATCTTCAAAATATTGATTTATACTAACAACGCTACCTGTTATATTACCATTATACCATGCTACTTTATCTCCTCCTAAAGCATTGTAAAAAGTACCATATATAGGAGATATAGTTGAAGCGGAATATTCTGCTGTTGGTACACTTTGTGTAGTACTATTTTTAGGTGAAGCGTAAGCTACTTTATTACGTTCTAATACAGGAGAATTAATTGTAACGCCTGTGGATAGACTTGCTCTTTCAGGAACAAAATCAGCAAGCATTTTAAATAGAGCATTATCAAAATATTCTACTAAACGAATAAATCCATTATAATCTAATAATGATGATGTAAATGGAGCATATCCAGGTACACCAGTTTGAAAATATAATTTGCGTTGAGCATTTAAACTATCATAAGATGAACTGTAAAGATATCCTGGATCACCAATATAGTCATCTAAGCTCCAAGTAGGATTGTTAGATGCTACAGCTCCAGAAATATAGTTATCAATTTGATTTTGTGGTGAAAACGATATGTCAATGTAATGCATATCATTTTCTCTAAAATCATTAGATGATGTTGGGTATGATTGTAAGCTTATTATAGAAGATAAAACACTTTCTGTTACAGCATTATTTATAATTCTTACTTTATCATTATTATATCCTTGTATTAAGCTTGATTTTAATCCACCTCCATATTCTTTAACGTTTAATATACTAGCTGTTGCAGAACTACCTGTTGGAGTGTACCAAGTTGTTTGTATAGATCCACTTGTTAGTGTATAATATGTTTTATTAGGAATACCAAATACAGTCATTAAGTTATCTAAACCCTCAACTGTACCTTTTTGTTTTAATAATAATGGTAAATTATGATAAATACGTTTATATAGTTCTGATAATAAGTCTTTACGTGGAATATTATTTAAGTAACTACCTGTTATAGTAGTATTATTATCCCAAGTTGAGCTACCTGTATTAGATCCTATTAAGTATTGATCAACATTTTCACCAGCTTGACTATTATATAATTTAAGACCTAATGACTGTAATTGATAGTATACTAAATCTCTAGATATACCTGCATCTAAATTATTGTTAGCAACATTTAAATCAGTGATTGATTTTAAATAAATCCAAATGTTATCAAAATAATGTCCAACCATACTAAGGAATGTTATAAATGGTTGGTTATTACCATCATCTACTAAGTAAGAAGGAATAGAATATTTTAAATTATTAGGATTATTTCTATCATATATAGAAGCAGATAATGAAGTACCATTATACCAATTCACAGTAACTGCTGATCCAGTAGATAATAACTCAAATGGTTTTAAAGAACCGGATTTAGGCCATGAATGTGATCCTGATTCAAAATATAAATAATTTTCATACCCATCAAACTGAGTTATGATATTAGTAATACTAGATGAGTACTGATTTATTTCGGTTTGAAGACTAGCTGTTGTCGCTACATACGGCTTATACTTATTTATCAAATTAGTATAATCCTCAATTTGTTTTACTTTAGTATAAAAATTAGCTAAACGTTGCTCAGCAGATCCAAAAAATGAAAAATTATCATAACTAGAATAATCTATATTAATGTCAGCACTTTGTGATGCTAATAATCCTAATATTTGTTGATATGATGAATTTTGTAATGTTTCTAGTCTAGTTATTAAAGTAGTATAATTAGTATAGGGAGTACCTACTGTTCCTGTCCCTACAGCACCGGTCTTTATATTACTTGCTTCAATATCAAAATTAGGACCTTTTAGTTGTAAGGGAGGAGCAGGTATTATTAGTTTATCTAAGTTAATTTCAAATTCATAAGGATCTACCTTTTCATCAACAACCCATAATTGCGTTTTATCCGTAATATCTATAGGTAATGGCTGGTATAATTTAAATAAAATTTCATATCCTTCAGGAACTCTATTTAATGCTACATTAACGGCTACACATTGTGTATTATCACCAAAATTTAATAAATAATCTACATAATATTCAGTAGAATTATTCATTTCATCTATAAGAGATATAGTTAATTTTTCAATTTCTTCATTAGATAATGTAAGAGAAGCTAATCTTAATTCTGTTCGATCTTGAGATATTTCTTTAATAAATAAATCAGCGTCTGTTATATTAGATATTTTATTTTTAAAAAAATTATACCTAACTTTAAACTCTCCTGCTGAGTATCCAAAATTTTGTAGATCACCAATAGGATCTATTTCAATAATAGGGTACAGTGAACTTGTAGGGGAAGATAAAGTAGAAGTAACTCCTACATTTTCTGTTTGAATATTTCCTGTTGTATTTGTTGGGACTGTAGTTCCAGGAGTTAGTCCTATATTAGTAGGTAATTTATAATTTAAATAATTATAATCTATATTTAATAAATTTCCTTCAATATCATATATATAATATTCAATATAGTCATTTTCTCCTCCAAAATTTTCTTGTTGTTCCTTAGGAGATAATAATGCTTTATCTCCATCAGTATAACGTGAAACCAAGGTAGTGGTTAAAATATCACCTACTATTTTTATATTATTTGCCATTTATTATTTTCTAGTTATATTATTTAATTCGCTAAGAGAAGTTTGGGTATCTAATAATTGTTGTCTTAAAGATGTAATTTCATCTAATAACGCTTGAATATCATCTTGATTTATTACTACTCCTAAATAGTCCGCTTCTTTTTCTAAAATATATCTATGTGAATTTGCATCTCCTTCTTTAGGAATTTGATAAAATAATTGTTCATATAAATTAAAAAAATCATCTATAGTAAAAACTGGTGTTTCTACTTCTTCAGCATCTGTTAAAAATTGACTAAATCTGGTATTAATTACTTTACCAAAAGTATTCTTATCAAATACTGTTCTTTCTATAGGAATTTGTGACATTATCTTATAACTTTAAAATAATAATTATCATCTAATACTAATGTAGTACCAGCAATAGTTGTTTTAATTAATATTTGATAGTAGCGTTCTGGTTCTAATCCATTCATATACACATCAAAATACATACCTGTTGGATCGCAACTTATCTTAGTAAATGTTGTATCATAATCTACGACAATTTCTTCGGTATCCAAATCTTTTATTTGATAATATGAAGAAGTAGGTAATGCTTTATTAACTAAATAAACAGAAGTAGCTTGAAATGCCCTTGCTGGGTATTTATCCCTTATGCTTACTCTAAAACGTTGTATTGAATCTTGTTGATATTCACTTTGATTATTAGCTAATGTAGCAACAATGCTAGGCGAAGTAACAACAGATAATGAGCCTGTATTATATACCCAATCATTCCATTTTATTTCTAAACATGGTGGGTATATTGTATGAGTTTCAGCTGAGAAATATTTAGTCTCAAATTTAGAGGCAGTAGTAAATTCTAATGAACTGCTGTGTTTTAAAATAAAACCATAATTAGGTAATATACTTCCTGACCATGATGTTACAGTATTAGTTACATTTAATGATATATCAAATGAACTAACATGGTTAAAAGATTGAGTAGCTACATATGACGAACCAGTATACCATAATCCACCTCCTGCTACTCCACTACCTGTATATGATCCTGTAGTACCTGCTGGAAATGTGGTAAACCATACACTTCCACTTAATTGATCTTTAAATTGCCAGCTAACTCCATCTGTTGTTATAGGTGAATTAGAATATCTTCCATTTCCTACATTCCAATCTGCTGCTAAAGGATGACAAAATATAGTATAATTTAGAGGTACTTGTGAAGCATTAGCTAAAGATAGGCGTAAAGACGCACTATAAGAAGATCCACTTACTTTATTATTAATAACATCAAGTATTTCGTCTTGAGGAAACTTAATAATAGGACGCGATATTTCATTAGTACCTCCAATAGATTTAAAAGTACTAAGTTCTAGTATTTCATCCAAACCCGAATTAAGTGTAGGATAATATGAATAAAGCGTAGCGCTTTTTTCAGGAAATATTTTATAAATTGCCATAATTACATGATTACTATATATAAATATGGTAAATTACAGTTTTTAAATTGCAAATGGTACTACTCTACCTTGAATATCGGTATCAGGATATCTAACTTCAAATATACTAGGATCTATTGAAGGATATATATTACCTTGTCTTGTGGCCCCAGATATATCATATGCATATTGAGAATATGTTGTATTTGTACTATCTTGTTTATTTATCACTTCAATTTTAACTACAGATTGAACTCCATTTACTGCTAATAAAGTAGACAATACATCTGATAGTATTATAGGTTGGTTAATATTCCAATTATCTATATTAAAAAATGATTTTAAAGTTGATATACAATTAGTTATAACATCATTATTATTGAATCCACTTTTAACGGTTATATCAAAATTAACTCCGATATTAATATAAAAAGCATCCTTAATATTAACAGCATCTGTGACCATTCTAAATTGATCAATATAAGTAGATAAATTTTGCTTTAGTGTTGTAGCAGCAGTTACTAATTTTTTATTACCATTATAAGCTAATATGTACATATCTAATGATAATGGATTACGTTCCTCTGTGTATGCTACTGTAGGAGTAGCTAAAGGAGTACTAGCTACATCTTGAGTAACATATACTTTAGCTATTGAACCATAATTTGTAGGTAATGATAAAGCACGTACCATATAATCTTCTCTAGTTACTGCACGTAATTGAGATTGGTATGCATATAATGCATTATTACGAATTTCTTCAACTTCATCTTTACTTCTACCACCTGTTGCTGGTTCGGAATTATTACAAGCTATACTTGCTTTTATATTATCTGCTAAAGGTCCCGATACACCACTAGGAAAATAAGCATTGGTTGATGTTATTTGTACAATATTATTTGATGGTACATTTGATAAAATTCCTCCTCCAACAAGATATCTAATAGTAATATTACTACTTGGTGCTAAACCATATTCTTGAGTGAAAAAAGGAGTAGCTTTATTATAATTATTTAATAAATTTGATACTCCTGGTATTAAACCTAATTGTAAAGTGTCTGGGTTAGGTAGTATTGTAGTATCTGAAGAATTAGATAATCCGGCGCCAAATTCTAATTGTAAAGTATCATCAGATAAAAATCTAGATACATAACGACGAGGTACTCTTTGATAACTAACTAAGTAAGGTACACCATCACTATTATATGAAGAATTAGTTTTAGTAGTTAATACAGAAGATTGTGCCAAGTAAGGTACTTCATACCATTTATTACCTTGAGTATCAGTAGCATCTAATATTTGTAATATATTACTATCATTAATAGTAGCTAATTGGAATTTCTGTGGTGAACTAAAGTTTATAATGGTAGATTTAATTTCAGCCGATATAGCTTTTACTTGTTTTTTTAATAAAAAATAAAAATTATCTACATATGTTATTTCAGTATCAGTAGTATCATTAAAATCAACTTTATCTGTAGTTAAAAATTTAATTGAGTTAGCAGTAGCAGTTAATGGAGTATTTTCTGGTAAAACTAAAGCATAATTATAATCTGGATTGGCTGTTCCGGAAATTGTAATTGCAGGAATAAGTTGATATATATCCATTAACACACTAGAGGCATATGATACTTTAGGGCGATATCCTAAACCATATGATAAAGAATATAAATTTTCTCTTTCTTTAGCATATAATAAAAAAGTTTCTTGAATTTGAGTATCAGCATAAAATGAAGCAACATCCCCTACATATGATGCTAAGTCAATAAATAATGCTCCTGGATTTGCGTCTGAGAAGTCATTATATGTGTTAGGGAAATAAGTTTTAGTATAATTTATAAGATTATTCTTAAAATCACTAAAGGTTTTATTTAAGTATGATACTTTATTATTTGCCATTTTATATAAATTCTACGGTTATTTCATCAGAATTTCCTGATATTTTTAATTTATAACTAACTGTTATTGTTATTGCATTACCATCAATATTAGGAACTACCTCTACAGCAGTTACATCAACTTCCGGAATGAAGGTATCAATGCTACTTACTATAATATCTTGAATAGCTTGTCTAGTATCTCTATCTTCAGAAGCAGCTTCAAATACCACTCTTTTAAGATCAGAACCAAATTCAGGATTAAATACTCTTTCACCTTTACTAGTAAGTAATAAGTTTATTAAGTTAGATTTAATTTGTTCTTGGGTACTATATGTACTATTAAAAGGTCCAAAATTTCCATCAAAGGGAAGAGAAACCCCAATTGCAATATTTTTTTGCAAATCTAATGGGTTAATACGTGTTGTTTGAACTATGGGCATATTATTAATCTAATTGTCTTAATCCTGATCTATCCATTGGTGTCATATTACTAGCGGCATCTGCTATAAATGCTAGATATGGGTTTACTTTTTCTCCTGTTGAGTCATCAACAGCATCAATTACTTTTAAATCAGTACGTTGAGGTTGTTGAAAACCAAATTCAGCACCCATTTTAGCCATTAATGAACTACGTACATCTCCGGATAATGGAACAGCATCAGTACTAGTAAAATTAAATGACTTATTTTCACGTAATGGTTGCTTATTTTGAGATAGTACCTCATTTAGTATTTCAGGTAACTCTTCATAAATAGCCTCAGCTACTGCTTCTTTAATTAATTTTTTAAATAATTTAACGTTCATATAAATAAATATTTAAGCTTGTAAATTTTGTGAATTTATTATTAATTTTAATTGTTCTACAAGATCATCAGGATCTAAGGTAAATGAATAATCGCTCTTTAATACAGCTACATTATCAGTATTAATAGCTTCAGCATAATGACGTTTATTTCCTTTAACAACAAATTTAGGATTATTTTCTTCACGTATAGCAAATTTAAATCCTTTATATTCTACTGAAGGGATTATTCCTAGCGTCATTCCTCCTGTTTGACTATTTAAATTAAGTGAAAGATTAGGTACACCACTTGCTGCAGCAGTATCTAATTTACCATTGATATCTAGTAATTGTGATTTAAGATCTTCCAATATACTAATAGCCTTTTGAAGAATACCTTCTGCTACTGGTATTAGGGAGGATAACATTAAAAGTATGCGATTTGCTTTGTCTAATATTTTTACAAATTTCATTATTGTACTAACAAGAATACCAGCACCAGGAGGGACAGCTGTTGGAAGAGGAATAGATGAAATTATAGTTACAATAAGACTAAAAATATTAATATACACTGATATTTTATTTATAGTTTCTGCTACTTTTTGTATTTTAGCTTCGTTATCATTTATAACTTTAATAGCATTATCTCTAGCTAATTTAGCATTACTTAATTTTAATGGGTCTCCTGAAGCGTTTGCTTCAGTAATTATAGCGTTAGTGTCGTCTATTAATTTTTGAATTTTTTCGTTTTGAGCTACAATTTCAGCAACTTTATTTGTTATAAGTAAAGTTAAAATAGGACCAAGTGTTTTTTTAGCGTTTTTTAATACAGCTTTTGCTTTTTCTTTTCTTGCTTTATTCTTTTCTGCTTTAGTTCTTTTTTTACGTTTTGCTCTTGCTTCTTTACGTTTTTGAATTTTATCTTTTATGCTCTTAAAAGGATCTTTTAGATATTTATCTAAATCCTCTTTATTTTTATCCTTTTTATCTTGTAATATTTTTTTAGCCTCTTCGTAGTTCTTATCTTCAGCCTCAACTGCTTTTTTATATTCCTCATCATTTAACTCTGGTGGAATGTCTACAGTTTCTCCATTTACATATTGTTTTTTAGGAGTATGTCTTAATTCTAATTTAGCTAAAGTTAATTGATGATTAATATCTAGTTCAATTCCTTCCTTAATTAATTTTGTTTTTTCTTTTAGTAATTTAGCTAAAGTTGATTCTGAAATAGCTTGAATTGCTTTTTGTTTAGCTTGATCTTTTAATTGATCTCCAAATGCTTTAGGATTTTCTTTTAAAGATTTTAAAGTAGATACAGTACTAGGAGTAATTAAAGAAGCAACATTAAATCCTGAAGATGGAGGATTAGTATCTGTTTTTTGTTTTGATGTACTATAAACCGTTACCCCAGGTAATGTTTCAACAGAACCTGTATTTTGGTTATTTAAAGATGGGATTATTATTGGAGGATTAGTAGACATTATATGGTATATACTTTTTCTGAGGTTATTAATGATAATTTATCTATTAATCCTGAGACATCATTAAATAGTTGTTCGCCTGCTAAATTACAATTAGGAATAGGAGTAGCCCCTTCTGGTGTAGGTACAGTAACTGCTGATAAAAATCCGGCTAATGTTGTTAAGGCATTAAGCATTTCTAATAATAAATCATGTGTTTTTCCTCCTAATAAAACTGGTTCAGAGGGAACAGCTCCATTTTTATCTGTTCCTAATAAAATTTTAGCATTAGCATTTTTATTATCTATATTAAGATGTATTATTTCGCCTGCATTTAAATTAATAACATTATCTGTACTTAATTCAATATTTGATTTGGAAAATATTAATACTTCATCTTTTTTAGAGTTAAGAGTAATTCTATCACTATTTAATATAATTTGAGGATTAGTATAATTTCTAGGTTCGATAGAAGCATTAAATGGATTTTTTATAAGAGCCCCAGGTATTAAAGGTAATTTCTGGGTTGAAGTCATATAAATAGATGACTTTTCTTTATTAATTTCTTCAATATTAGGGGTTAACTCAGAGGGATTAGAAGTAACATACCCGTTTACCATTATAGTAATAGGATCACCATCATTACCTATACTACTCCATTCATTTTCACTAGAAAAATTTTTAACTGTAGTGCCAAACCTTATTCCACTTCCCTTTCTACCTTGAATTATAATATCTCCTTCAAACGGAGTTAAATTTTTTACATCAACACTTTCAATAAATGTCTTCCCTAAAGAATCACCTGAAGGTGAATTTTGTTGAATATTATTCCATAAATTTAAAATATTGACATAATACTTTTGAAAAGCTTGAGATGTTACTTGACTAGCAGGGGAGGGTCCATCTATTAGAAAGACTAATTCCCCTACTAAAGGATATTTTCTAAAGTTAGAATCTAAAGGAGTAGCTACTTGACATTCTTCTAACTTTACATTTTCATAATATTTTGATTGATCATACGGTAAATAAAATACAGTTCCTATCCCATTCCATCCATTATATTTTTCAAATAATGCTTTATTGGGAGTATTTTTAGTAGTTATAACGCCAAAAACTTTACCTATTTGGGGTCTACTTCCACCACCACCGCCTCCATTACTACTAGCAGCAGATACTATCCCACTTAGATTAGTTTTTATTTTCATTTATTTTCTATTTTATGCTGGATATGCTCAGTTTGATCTAATAGTTTTTGACCTTCAACTTGCACAGCCTTTTGTTCCTCTAATAATTGTTGTATTTCTGATGGATCAAAAAATAAATCTTGGTTATTATTTGAACTAGCTGTTGATGCACGTTGTGCAATACCAGCCATTTTAATTAATTGTTCGTTATTTTTTACGTTAACATCAATTAAATCCTTAACAGTAGGCATAAGCATTACTGCTGATCCAGCATTGGATGATGCAAGCGGTTTAAGAGCATCAATCAATTCATTAATTTGTTTGTCAGTATCCTTATTATTTCTATGAATTTGCTTAAATATATCGGATAGTGACGTGTTACCAAATAGGGTAACATCATCAAAGTTAGCCATAAATTATGTTTACCAATAAATATATATCTTTACATTTTTATATACCCATGCTCATAATATTCATTAAATAACCGTGTGCGTAATGTGTCTAATTTTTTAGTTATTCTGGTAATATGAGGGGTAGAAGTGTCTGTAATTTCTCTAATATAGATATAGAGTGCCTTTTTATTAAATAGTTCTAACGATTCACGTTTACGAAATAGTTCTATTATAGCATCAGCAGTGCGAGCATCTTGTTTTTTAGGAAATAACTGATAAAGATGTTTATCTATGTATAAAACGTATTGATTAATAAAACTATCCGAAACAGAATAATTTTCTTGTTCCTTAATAGTATCATGAAGGAATCTTTTATCCTCATTTAGTTCATCTATCTCTACGTATTCCTGTAATTTTTTATAATTGTTATTATTATAAACTATAAGGTAACGTTTAGCAATAGTACCAAAATAAGAATAGGCTTTACCTTTAGACTGATCATATAGATGAAGTTTCTCAAGTAGGAATGTTACAACTTCATGTTTTAATTCCTCAATAGTGCTGGTATCAGTATAGTAAAACTTAAATGTATGGATAATATTTTCAGCCAATTTATAAAAGGCATATTCAATACGATCCCTATAAAGACGATTACGAAAATCCTGATCAGTAGATGCTAAGTACTCAACAATAGCATTCTCAGTATCTTCAGTAAAGTAAATACGAGGTTCTTTGGGTTTGCGTTTACGGGGTTGTCCTCGTTTATTAAGTGCAATTTTTGTATCCTCTAAAAATATATCGAGGTTATCTTCTTCGTAGTATAATGACATGATATTTATTGTTTAATATCTAATATAATAACAAAAAATACCGAAACCAAATTAGTTTTTGCGAATATTGAATTGATTTAGAACGTTTTGTATTTCCTTTAAATTTCTAAAGAAAGTACCAACTTCATCATCAGCCGCAAATGCACCACGACTATCTAATTCTTGAATAGTATTAGCCGAATCCTCAATAATGATACTAATAGCATCTATATATTGTTGTTGATCAACTAATGTTTTTTCTAACTTAGAATTTTTTCTAATAATTAAATAACCGGCAATACCGACTATTTCAATTACATGAACTAAAATAACCCATAAAACTGTTTGCATAAATTTTTATTGTGGTCTAAATTGTTGATCAAAATCATCTGATTCAACAGAAATTATTGATCTAGTATTTTCAATTGCTTCCTTTAACATTTCAATAGATTCAATAACTTGATCTTGAGTTCCACCTCTGTTTACTTGAACGTTAATGCGGTTAGCAATAATATCTATTTGATTTAATTTGTCTAATACGTTGTCTTTGTATCTCATAATATATGTTTATATATAAATATACGCGTCTTTATGTTTATGCGTTTTTTTATTCCTTTATTTTTCCCATTTCCCTTTCAAACACTTTTCAAACGTGTATTTTGAAGCTAATGGAAATTTCTTATAAAACCAAATTTACTTTTTAAGTTCTTCGCGTATAAGACGACGTAACATTTCTTTTAATTGATCTATACCTTTGTGAGTATTCAAAATAGATTTAGCAGTGTCTTCATCCTGAGGATTATTAAATGTAATTTCAAAATACCCTTTAGGTAATACATCAACAATATCAAAACTATCAATTCCTATATTAATACCTTTTAACGCATTAATAAGTGCAGCTTTATCTTCCAACTTAATTTTATATGTCTTCATATTAATAAATATATTATTTCTTTAAGAAGTTTTCCTCTATATATATGCGTCCATCAAGATCAGTTTTAATTTGCTCAACTACAACAGCATTCAAAACAACTAAACTAATAAAAGTAAAAAACTCAAAACTGTGGGTATAAAGCATAGCACCCATTTGACAAATAGCAGCAAGAACATAAGTTCCAAAAATCAATAAATTTCTTTTTAATCTTAAACTTTTCATGGCTTTAAATTTTAAATGTTTATTTAATTATTTTTTACACCGTGAAGATACGAACAGAACTTTGCCCTCCACATAAATAAATATGTGAGGGTTATTTATAATTACTTGCCAGCATAATCCCACATCGCAGTAGAATACTTATATCCTAACTCCTCAATTACTTTTTGCGCAGTATGCGAATCAATAGCAAACATTTCACGATGTGTATTGACACGACAGTAATGAAAATGATTATGTATTTCCTCTTCTAATAGATCGGAGCGATAACATTGGAATGAATATACAGGAATCCATGGTGTTGCTACACCAGTAGCGGCAGATATTTGACGAGCACGTTCATCAGGCGTTAATTTAGTCATACCAATTTTAACCATATTAGGTACACTCTTATTTACTAGTACGTACACGTATTCAGGCGCGCGAACAGCGCCTGAAGGGTCTAAAACAGCGTTGGCTAAGTAAACTACAGTATCCCATCCGTCTTCCTCTTTAATCAAAGTAAACGCATCAGCTTTGCGATGTTGATGTGATTTAAGTTTAATGTAGTAGTGTGATTCATCTGGTGTTACGCGTTGCATATATTATTGATTATTAAGTGAAGATGATGGCTGGGTATTACTAATATGCGTAATAGGGTTAACTGTCGCGCCGCTACGCACCGCAGCATCCCACTGCTCTAGTGTCATGCCGTATTCGCGTGCTTTTTCTTCACGCAAACGCGTTGCGTATTGGTCAAACGCTTCTTTAGTCAATAATAAATCCAGGGGCTTCATATTCGTCGTTTTTAAAATATTTTTTAATATATTGTTTATCGGATTGCACTTGCCACGCCCAATACATGATTTCACGTATGCGTAATCGTTTTTTGGGTTTGCGCCATACCATAATGACTCTATGTATTTTTGGGTTATCTTCTACTGCTTCAAAGTAGTATTGTTTGTGTCGTTTCATATATTTTTGTTTTTAATAAGCGCATTCAAGTGGTTCTATCCAACTCAATCTTTTTGTTCTACATGGTATATGTAGAATAGATGCCCATAAAAATATGGTCCAAAGAAAAAGCATAATATATTTGTATCCTATGTCATTATTGTATTGCATATTATTTTTTTATTTGTTTTAATATTTCTTGATAATATTGTTCTCCTGATAATTCAAAATTATAATTATAACCTATTCTACTTTCATAAGCATCTATTATCTGTTGCTTTTCCATTTCAATAGCATCTTGAAATATTTCACAATCTGATGGATATCCTTTTATTTCAGATATTAATTTTTGAACTGCTGTTTGCATATTATTTATTTTTTGTGCTAAAATTTTCCTTTACCATTTGTGGATTAGATGGCTTTACATCATTAACATTTATACCTGGTAATTGAGAAGTTGTTTCATTAATATTAAAATATTTGTAATTAGGATTTCTTTCCTTCTCGAGTTGTTCACGTGGTATCTCTACAAGATTAATTTTGTTTTTGTATGTTTCATTGTAGTATTGTTCTGCTGTTCTATAATATCCAAAATCTCCATTGTTCCAAGCATCTATGATTTCTTTCTTTTCTATTTCTTTGGCTCTATGAAATATTACATTATCAACATTAGTTTCCTTTGGTACTAACTCGTATTTAATTAATTGTTCTATTAAAAATTCTACTGCTGTCATATATTATTTCTTTTTTGCGTTAAATATTTCTTCTACTGTTCCCGTAGGTATGTAGGTAGGCTGTGCTGAATATATAGTCTTTATTAATTCTATTATTCTATCTTTTGCTTGTGCTTCTAACATGGAGTAGTCGTCTTGATATTCTATCTCTATGTCTCTGGTTTTAATTATTAGTTTCATATTTTTTCTATTTCTTGTTTTACTTCTTGCCAATAATCGTATTGAGATTCATCATTATTATTATATTGAATGGCGTCGTATTGAATATTTGGTAATTTTTGTATTGCATCAACTGCTACTAAAGCACAATTTTTACGATCTAATAGCGTTGTTTGATTCATAGGTAGTATCCTACTGTACTTGGTTACTAATTCAAATGCTTTTTCTGCTGGTGTCATAATTTTTCTATTTTTTGTTTTACTTCTGTCCAATATTTGTACATAACATAATTATCTTCTTCGTCCATAGTACTTAATACTTCATCAACTGCAATCAATGCACATTCTTTTGCTTGTTGTTTTAATACAATTGTAGACCAAGATGAATATCCATGTTCATCTGAAAACCTGCCTAAATTATCTACATTCCAAAACTTATCAAATATATATTGTGCTTTATCTTTTGGCGTCATATTATTAGTGTTATATAATAAATGTAACGTATATACTTTGCCTATACAAAAAAGATCGTTTAAGAGGAGATTTTGGGATTTCGCAAAGCTACTACAAAATGGCTAAGTCGGAATTTAAGATTATGAGAGGGGTATATGCGTATATACTGTCGATGGTGTAGAGGTGTTTGCGTGTTGAGAATACATGGGGCTTTTTTCGCGCCGCCAACGCCCCATCGATGGACCGCAATTAATGTGGGAGCAGATCGCGATCGATCCGTGTACGAACCGCTATCGGTCCGATACCACCCTCAAGATCCAGAGATCCCCGAGGATCCACCCTCCCTCACACGCGCGCGCTCTCTTTTGTACAGACGACAGAAGGCGACCTTACGGCCACCTCCTTGTATTCTGGTGCTGGGGTTTGAGTCCATGCTCATCATTCGTTAGGATCGATCATATCATTCAATCCCATCAATATCAATCCCACCTCCGAATCCACATCCGCAATCTGGCGTTTGTACTCACTCATCTCATCTTCCTCCATCAACCGCATTAGACGGTATAATTGACACTCCTGAGAGTACAGGTGGTGGAATTGAGGGTGGGTAGCACTCATACCCTCGAGTGGTAACGTCTCAATAAATAATGCTACTGCTTGGTTTACTAATTCTGTATTCATACGTTTAATGTTTTTGGTTGACATGAATATACGATTGGTATTGTGCTCCGCTCCGTTTTATTGCTCTGTAATTATGATCTCACCCTCCATTATCCCATAGCTCGATTTTTCCTTAAACGAGTATGTGGACGGTTTAGTGTTATCCTGTTTGGTTAGGATCCACAGGTCATCCTGTTTCCAGGTTACATTCACCAGGCGTTCACCTTCATCTAAGGTAACGTGCTCAGTACCCCCTAAGTTACGAGCGCGCTCATTGGCTGTACAGCTAAATAATGTTACTACTAGGACTAATAATGCGATTAATTGTTTCATGTTTATATTATTTTCATGACGTGAATATAGGAACGAGACTGTGACCAGCCCCGCTCCGTTTAATTGATGTTGGTGTGCTTATTTATACCGCTCTAAACACCGTGGACATCCAATCGTCTGTACTCCCTCAATACGCGCCCAGTTACTACTTAGAGCTGGTGTCCCACACAAGTTACCCTCACCGGACTTGTAGATGTGTGCTGTGTCTTCCCACACGTTACCCTTATTACCGAATACACTGTGTCCAGGTTTTAAATCGGCTACATTTACTCTAGTTACCACTACATCCGCTTGGCGTTGTAGTTCATTGAATTGTTTTGTTAACATACGTTATTTGATTTAATGGTTACTTACTTGATATGGTTATTGGTCCTAATCCTACGCTTGGTAATGTACTTATTGGTGGCATGTGTTATTATTTGGTTAATGTGAATATATAATTACTGCTCTGCCTCGTCAAATGCATGGTATGCTTCTGCCAAGATGTAAGATACACTAAATAGGGAAGTGAATAACATAATAAACACATCAGCCGCTGTCTCTAACTTGTATGAAATGATGAAGTTAAGAATAATAAATACTGCAACTGTAATTCTAAATAATAATAATTTTTTGTTCATGGTTTTAATTTTTTGGTTGACGTAAATATAATAAGAAATTTTGCCTAAGAAAGATATGATTTACCGTAGTCATGAAGTCTATATCTTGCAACTTCATTAAAATCATTTTGTACTACTATTTCATGGTCTACATATGAAACAATCCATCTACCTTCTGGTAAATATTTCTGCATATGCTTAACAAGAATTTCTGTAAAATCTTCACTAGTTAATCCTAAATCTTCTATGTTCATAACTTTTAATTTTTTGGTTGACGTAAATGTATGAGCGGGGTTGTGCCCCGCCCCGTTTTATTTAACTGGCTGGCCTGTAAATTGCTCCATCAATTGGATGAATTGGGGTAGGCAATCTGCTGCTGTGCGACCTTTAAGCCCATAATAATTCTTTAGGTCACGGAGCTTAACTTGTCGGTTCTGAATCCCTTTACTCAT